ATCACATAGCATCTCCATCAAGTCCACGAGATTCATCCCGTCAATTTCAGCTACGAAGTGCTCTGGATGATGCCGATTGAGGAGGAAGTGATGTTTTATTGCCGGTCCAAGACGCTTTTTTGCTGCGTCATATCCCGGTGTGCCAAACATATGCTTTCCAAACTCCTCAATTTCTTTGACATGATATGGGAATTCTTCGGGACCGAGTTTTGACTCATCGTGGATGTTGCCACGCCGCATTACATCCTTGGAAATTTCTGACATGTATTGAAATACACGCCCACGATGGTCGTTAATAACTTGCCGTGCTTTTGCTTCACTCATACTGAACCAGTGGGTTGATTTTCCGATATTTCCGCCGATCCTGTTTGGACCGTATCTGTCTGTGGCGAAGGTGTTTCTACCGGAGGAGTTAGAATTTCCGATGATGTTTCTGCTGATCCTGTTGACGGAACTTCTGGTGCAGGTGGTTGTTCGTATTTGATTTCAACTTTGACTCCGAGCTTGGCAAGGAGTGAGGAATAAGTAGCGTGACCTTCCTGTTTAAGACGAGGAAAAGCGTCCAACAGCTTTTTTACAAGCATATCGTGCTTGTGCCACTTGATGGAGTTCATGTCAAACTCCATTTTTGGACAGGTCATGGGGAACACTACATTGACGATGTAGAACAGTATGGCGAGTTCGTCTTCGGTAAGTTCTTCCAGTTGATGCTGCGTCATTTGACACCGAATATATCCCAACGACGAGGATTTTGCAACTTTTTTTAATCCAAAAGTTTGGTGGGGCACATAGTTATAGAAAAGGAATTACAAAAAATATGAGTGACATAGAAGAAAACACAAAGTTACTGAACCCAGAATTCTACACTGCGTTTGAACCCAAGACTCAAACCCGATTCTTGGTCAAGCTGACAGACAAAGAAGGCAAAGACGTTATCCCGACGTGGTTAATCAAAGAAATCGCCCGCCCCAAAGTTCAGTGGTCTATCGTAAACAAATCATGGACATGGCTACCAATTACAATCAAAACCTATGACCCCATTGTTCCGAGTGCGGCACAGATGTTCTATGCATACATGATGGAGAAAGAACCGGACGGGCCGGGACTGTTTGACATAACCATCAATGTATTGGGTCCGGTGGGAGATACCGTTGAAAAATGGGAAATCAAAGATGCTAGATTCTCACAAATTGATTTTGGGTCGTTTGATTGGGCGAAGTATCCGGCAGACAGAAAGTCAAAGATTGATTATGTCAATCTATGCCGATACTACAGTGGTAGCGATATGGTTGAGATAACCGCAGTCATCACGTTTGATAAGGCAGAACTGCTGTTCTAATTACTTCATCCAAATACCAACAACCTGCTTGCCGACGATAAAGAATTGAACGTCTGCCCACTTCTTTTCCGCTTGGAGAATAGGTGCGGCAAAGCGTTCCATTTCCTCGGTCTTCAGTGCTTTGATGCTTGTGATGATTTTATCTTCCACACCGCTGGCGGGGTCGGTAAAGGGAATTGCCACGGCGAGTCTGCCCTTCTCTGTCTTGTCCACACGGTTCTTATCCCCGTGAACCTGCATCATACCTTCAAGAACATAGGCAATCACCGACTTCTCGCTGATGCGAACAAAATACTTTCCACCATTCAGTTGATAGGACGTGAATGGAGTAGCAAGGGTAATGGATGAATCGGTGTCTTTATTTGGATAGATGACAGCGAATTCTCCCTTGGAAAATGTCAGACTGATGTTGTGGGAACCAAACTCTGCCTTACGGGGTGCTGAATTTAGATTCTTGACTTCTTGGTCAAAGAGGTTTATGCTAAGTGTTGATTTTGGGCCAACTTCAATCATCGGTCCACCGGCGAAATAGAAGACAGTCTTGTTGGTAACTTCCATTTCCAAGAGGGCGTTGCCCACCGTGTAGGTCTTGCCTGCGGCAAGTTGGTTGGTGGTGACTGCACCATTTTGAGAAATCAAATGACATTCAACCGAACTGTCAGCGTAAAAAACGCCATTTGTCATATCTGCTCCACAAACGGTTGAAGCGAGTAATAGCAAGGATAGTATAAGAGTCTTCATGGTATTGTATAAATAGCACCTTAAAAAATGTTTACAGCGAGCATTTTCTCTGGTAAAGTATCCACAATGAGCGAAGAAGTCAAGAAAAAGAAGACCGTCAGTTTTTCACAATTTTCCAATTGGTGGACTTGTCCGCACAAATGGTATCGTGATTACATCCTGCACGAGAAGCAGTTCGAGGATAACCTCGTCATGACCTTTGGAACTGCAATCCACGAAACTGTCCAACACTATCTCAAAACCCTCTACGAACAGAACGACGAAAAGGCGGAAGAAATTGATACCGAGGCGTTCTTCCTCGTCGCTTTCAAAAAGCAAATCGATCACAAAAAGATTCCTCATACTCAGGCAGAGTTTGATGAATTCGTTGAGGATGGTAAAAATATCATGGACGAATTCAAAGACCCGGCCAATCGTCTCCGTCACTTTCCTCGTGACAAGTGGGAGTTACTGGCGATTGAAGATAAGTTGGAAGTGGATATTCGTAACAACGTGTTACTCAACGGGTTCATTGACATCGTGTTGAAGGAGCGTCTGTCGGGCAACATTCGCATCATTGACTTCAAGACGAGTAATAGCGGGTGGAATAACTATCAGAAAGAGGACTTCACCAAGACGAGTCAGCTCGTCCTTTACAAAGCACTCTACAGCAAGAAATACAACATCCCACTGTCCAACATCACAGTAGAGTTCTTCATTTTGAAGCGCAAGCTGTATGATGAAAGTAAAGTGTCCTATGAACAGTCCCGCATTCAAGTCTTCAAGCCATCGTCGTTCCAAAAAGACGTGCTACAAGTGATTCAAGAGTTTGGAAAGTTTGTGGATACCTGCTTTACAACCGAGGGTGTGCATAAGACTGACATCAACTATCCAAAGAACCCCGGTAAGAACAAGAAAAACTGCAAGTATTGTCCATACCTCAAAAACAAAAAGTGTGATGGACGTGCCGAGGCACTTGAGTAACAGAATCCTTCTTTTTTGAGAGCATCCTTCGGGATGCTCTTTTTTTATGCCCACATCTCAAAATAAAAAGTAATTTTTGAGATGCTTACAATACGTATGTGTGTAAGCATTTACGTGCTTGAAAGAAAATGACTATGAAAAACAAAGTTGCCACCACCGTTAAGGTAGAATCTGCCTTATACGACGAATTCAAAATTTTGGGTGTGAAGCATAAAATTACTCTACAAGGTCTTGTAGAAAGAACTGTTTATCGCTACGTCAACGAGGAATCGTTTCGTGAAGGTATCAATTGTTTCATTTTACCAGTCGCTACTGGCGTAGTTCTTGCCGCTTCATCTTCCCTCAGCTAAACAACCAATAAAGGTTATAAACATGAAAATTTCTCCCTACGAAGAGAAACTAGATCTCACAAATAAGTTCGTTGAAGTAAATTCACCATCGGAAATGTTTGTCCGACCCCCCAACCTAGCTGAAGAAACTGGGGGCAGTAATAATTTTATCTCGGGGACTATAAAAGAATTGGTTGTATGGGCAAAATCTCATTACAAACAAAAGCCTACGGATAAGCAATACATTGTGGGTGAAAAATATCTTCTATGTCCATTGGACGAGGCATATTTTCATACCCAACTTTCAAAATCTCCTACCGGATTCATCTTTTATCTTGAAGCAACCGAAGCGAAAATAGAAGGAGTGGATGCGGAAATGAACCTTCATCTGAAATCTCAACCAATCTACATCACATCAAAAATATAAGTTATGGCCAAAAAGAAAATTCTCTTATTGTCGGATGACCTCCGCATGAACTCGGGTATTGCTACAATGTCCCGAGAACTCGTTCTAAGCACAGTTCACAAGTATGATTGGGTTCAGCTAGCTGGCGCAATCACTCACCCCGAGAAAGGACATGTCTTCGACTTGTCCGAATCTACCAATCAGCAAAAGAACATTAAGGATGCCTACGTCAAGGTGTTTCCTACCGATGGATACGGCAACGAACAATCATTGTTTCAACTCATCGCTATGGAGAAGCCACATGCCATTCTTCACTTCACCGACCCTCGCTTCTGGGGATGGTTGTATGCGCTTGAACGGCAGATTCGCAACGCCATGCCGCTGACGTATCTCAACATTTGGGATGACATTCCGTACCCAGTTTACAACCGCCCATTCTACGAGAGTTGTGATGCGTTGTTCTCAATCAGCAAACAAACCATGAACATCAATCGTTGGGTTATGCAACCCGAAAATTGTTGTGAAGTGGGTGATGGTCCTATGAATGGTAAGACGCTGCTCCATCTCTGCCCACATGGTATTGATCCGGATTGCTTTCGTCCACTTAAAAAAGACGATGTGGATTTGACGAACTTCAGAAAGCGTATGTTTAGTGGACGTGAATATAACTTTGTCGTTCTGTACAACAGTCGTAACGTTCAGCGCAAACGCACCAGCAACATCATCTTGGCATATCGTCAATTCTGCGATAACCTTCCCAAAGAAGAAGCAGCGAAATGCGTGTTGGTCTTGCATACCGAAATTATGCAAGATGCTGGAACAAATTTGCTTGCCGTGAAAGAAGCACTTTGTCCCGACTATAACATCATGTTCTCACCGGGAAAACTCTCCCCAATGGACATGAATTTCATGTATAACATCGCCGATGTTACCGTTAACGTATCATCCAATGAAGGATTTGGTCTATCTATTGCCGAAAGCATCATGGCAGGAACGCCCATCGTTGCCGCCGTGACGGGTGGGTTGCAAGACCAAATCGGACAAGTGGACGACGAAGGAAATCCAGTCGTATTCAGTGCCGACTTTGGATCTAACAACGTCGGAAAGTATAAGAAGCATGGTCCGTGGGCATTTCCGGTGTGGCCCGTGACTCGTCTGATTCAAGGAAGTATTCCAACTCCATATATCTTTGATGACCTTACGAAGTGGGAAGATACCGCCGAAGGATTCATGTATTGGTATCTGGCGGGAAACAAGAAGCGTGAAGCGTGTGGACATGTTGGACGTGATTGGGCACTCAAAGAGGGTGGTATCAATTCCAAGAACATGGGACAGCAATTCATTGATGGTATGGAATATGTCTTTGAAAATTGGCAGAAACCCAAAAAGTACGGCGTGTATAGTGTCAAAGACCACGTTGGAAACATCATGAAAAATGGTCACATGGGGTTTGAAATTCCAAAGATTGACAAGGATGCCTTGTTAAAGAAACTAGACTTGCTACCCGTATAAAAAGTTGCATAAACTTTTCGTATCTGGTATGCTCTAGTTGAAAAATATGGTTACAATTCAATTCAAGAAACTCACGCCGTTGGCAACTGTTCCCACTCGTGGAAGTGATTTTGCAGCAGGTTATGACCTGTATGCCACCGAAGAATACACACTTCAACCATTGGAACGGAAACTCTTCAAGACAAACCTCGCCTTTGCCATTCCTAGCGGCCTCTATGGTCGTATTGCTCCCCGCAGTGGATTAGCATTCAAAAATGGATTGGATGTCATGGCAGGCGTCATTGACGAGGATTACCGCAGTGATGTAGGTGTGATTCTAATCAACTTGAGCAACGAACCTGTCAAGTTGCCATTGATGAAAGATGGAAAAGTAGTTCCTATTGCTCAAATCATCTTTGAGAACTACGCCGTGGCAACGTTTCAAGAATCTGATGAATTGCCCGCAAGTGTCCGGGGCGAAGGTGGGTTTGGAAGCACTGATGGAAAAGTTGGATTCTTCACCACCTATAAAGCAGTTGTGAACAACTCTGAACGGACTGTTACTGGAACCATTGTAGGTGACGCCGCCACTCACAAACCAACGGGTGACGGAAAGGTTCCAGACAAAGTTCCACTTCTAACATCGGCGGTAAAAGTTGCGGGGTTAACCCAAGGGAAGTCACTTGCAGAACTCTATCAAAAAGATGGAGGCGTTCCTATCAAGAAACGCTACATTGACGAAATCAAAGAACGGGACAAGCAATGAGTGAACCAACTTATCAAGAACTGATGGAAATTGCCTATGGCAATTATGACATTCAATGTTTTGAAACCAAGCGCAGAGCACACGTCGTTGATGGCAAACCATACGGAGTGCCAATTGAGATTGTTCATAACACTACAAAAAATCAGTATGTGTATGTTCAACCAGCATCGGGGTCAATCCTAAAACTTATTACCCAAGAAGAGGCGAAAGAAATCATGGACGAAGGACATAAGCTGTCTTGGAGGCACTGCAAAGACCTTGGAACAACTGTGTGGGATGGTACAACAGGTGAGGTCAAATTCTATCCTTACATCCCTATTAAGACGGCATGAAGAAGGTAAACATTCAAGGCGTCCTTGAAGAATCACAGTTTTTTTGTGATAAGCATCCAGATCGTGAGTGCTTTTCAGAATTGAAGACCGCCAGTTGGTATGGCAGTAATCACGATATGACCGGAATTGAAGTACATCTCTGCGACGAGTGTTTGGAAGAAATGTATGGAGTGTTAGAGAAACAATTTGGAATCAAACCTAAAGACATAGAAATATGAGTAAACCTATTTGTATATTGCAGAGTCCTATATGGACACGTTCGGGATATGGTGATTGGGCCTTGTCCGTTGCCAAGAGCCTCCTTCGCTACAACAAGTTCGACTTGCAAATAGCTCCCACCGTATGGGGTGCGTGCAGCAAGAAGAATTTGGATAGCGAAATCAACGATCCAGAAGGAAAGGAACTTCTGGGACGAATCATGAAGGGTCAGTTGACTAAACAACCAGAATTGTTCATTCAAATGACCATCCCCAATGAATTTCAGACTCCCGCCAAATTTAACATCGGCATGACTGCTGGTATTGAAACTACTGTTCCCCGTGCGGAATGGATTGAGGGGTTGAATCGAATGAATTTGAACGTGGTCACGTCTGTCCATGCCCGTGATGTGTTTGCTCATGCCAACTACAACAAGAAACTGCCCAACGGAGCTATTGAACCATTGAAGGTAAAGACTCCTATGGAAGTTCTGTTCTGGGGTGCGAACACCGACATCTACAAGAAGACCTCCGACAAAGTTGCAAATCTCGAACTTTGCCTGAAAGATATTCCCGAGTCATTCTGTTTCCTATTCGTTGGTCAATGGACTGCGGGAAACATGCGTGCAGACCGTAAAGGTATTGGATTCCTCATCAAGACGTTCTTGGAAACCTTCATCAATATGGACAATCCTCCCGCCCTCATTCTCAAGACGAGTGGCGCACAGATTTGTATCATGGACAAGTATGAATGCCTCAACAAGATCAATGACGTGACTGGTATGGTCAAACAAGCACTTCCACCAAACACCAAGTTGCCAAACGTGTATCTCCTTCATGGAGAGTTGGAAGATGTGGAAATGAATGCCCTCTATAACCATGACAAGGTAAAGGTTCACGCTTCATTCACCCACGGTGAAGGATTTGGACACCCACTCCTCCTCTCTACGTTGAGTGGCAAACCGTTGCTCTCATCACATTGGAGCGGTCATTTGGACTTCTTGAATCCAAAGTATAGCAGTTTCTTTGAAGGAGCACTTATGCCCATTCCAGATGAAGCGGTCAATGACTGGTTCGTCAAAGATGCTCGTTGGTTTGAAGTTGACTATGTGGCGGCGGGTCAAAAGATGAAGCATTACTTCAACAACTATGACGAGAAGATTCTGGCGAATGCGGAAGCTCTCCGTGCGGAAAATGCAGAGAAGTTTTCCAATGCAGCAATGGACAAGACTTTCCATCCGATGTTGGACAAGTATGTTCCGGCATTTGCAACTGAGGAAGCAATCAAATTGCCTCCACTGAAGAAACTCAACCTACCGGGAGCGTTCAATGGAACGGAAAGTGTTCCTATCCAAGCAGGCGAACCAGCTACCGAGAAGACAACTTCTCCGACGACTCTAACCCACGCCAAGTAAGTTATGTCCTATGCCAAAAATCTCTTACCTAGTCACATGTTGCTCCGAGACAGACACGTTGGATCGGTTGCTGGCAAGATTGGAAGTCTGCGTTAAGGGAACCACGGATGAAGTGGTTATACTACTTGACACTGCATATAGTCAAGCAACCTTGGAGATAACCAACAAGTATGACAAACCGAATCCAAATATTCGGTTAGAACTCCACGCATTGGCCAACAACTATGGTGGTCATAAGAACTATGGTGTAGAAAAATGTTCGGGTGATTTCGTATTCCAGATTGATGGAGACGAGATGCTGCCTGATTATTTGCTTGGCGAAAATCTCCATGCGTTGCTCGACGCCAATCCCACCATTGAGGCATATGCCATTCCACGCATAAACGCTTGGCATGGTTTGACCGAAGCACACGCCCAACGATGGGGATGGTCAATAGACACGTCCCCAACCTACAACAGAATCCGTGCCGCATGGCCAGATTATCAATGGCGACTGTTCAAGCGTGATTACCCTCGTATTGAATTCAAGAAGCGATTGCATGAGAGAATTGATGGATTCAAGACCTACGTGATTCTGCCAGCCGAGGAAGACTTTGCGCTCTATCATGATAAAACCATCGAAGTTCAAATCGCAACCAATCAACGATACAACAAAGATTTCACCACCGACGAAAACCGTGGAATCTCCGATGAAAAAGTGAAGCATGATTAAACTAATCGTATTTGACTTGGATGGAGTACTGGTTGATGCAAAAGATATACACTACGAAGCATTCAACCGTGCGCTGGCCACGGTTGACCCAAAATATGTTATTGGGCGAGATGAACACCTGTCCAAATATGACGGTCTCAATACTACCAAGAAGTTGAATATGCTTACTGCCGAGAAGGGATTGCCGAAAGACGCCCACGACTTGGTATGGAAGCAGAAACAACAAGAGACCCGTGCCATCATTCAAGAATTTGAACCAAGTGTTCGTCTCTGTGAAGTTCTCCGTCAACTAAAGAATGATGGATTCATTCTGGCAGTGGCATCCAACTCCATCCGTGAAACTGTAAAGCTCATGCTCCTGCAAAAGGGGTTCATTCCATACATTGATTTCTTCTTCTCCAATCAAGACGTTACCCATCCCAAACCCAATGTTGAGATGTATCTTGAATGTATGATTAAGGCGGGTGTATCTCCAAAGGAAACCATCATCATCGAAGATTCTCATATTGGCCGCAAGGCAGCAGTGGACAGTGGGGCGCATTTGTTTGCAGTAAGGGATTCCCACGATGTTCAATATCATCCCATCAAAGAAATGGCAGATGCGTTAGGCAATACTGGTCACAAACCCAAATGGCAAGGTCGCAAAATGAAAGTTCTAATTCCAATGGCTGGAGCGGGCAGTCGGTTCGCCACGGCGGGGTATTCATTCCCCAAACCCCTCATAGCGGTTAAGAATCTCAATGACAAACCTATGATTCAAGTCATCGTTGAGAATCTCAACGTTGACGCCGAGCATGTATTCATAGTGCGGGACGAACACTGTGCCAAATACAATCTACCCCAATTGCTTGGTGTCATTTCTCCCGGCAGCAAAGTTGTTACGGTGGACCATCTAACTGAAGGTGCTGCTTGCACTACCTTACTCGCCAAGGAATTCATCAACAATGACGAACCTCTTCTCATTGCCAACTCCGACCAGTTTGTGGAATGGGATAGCAATGAGTTCATGTATTCCATGATGGATAGTGGCATTGATGGCGGTATCCTCACATTTGGCAATTCACATCCAAAGTGGAGTTATGTCCGCTTGGACGATAATGGATTCGTTACGGAAGTCCGTGAGAAAAAAGTCATTAGCAACGAAGCGACGGTTGGAATCTACTATTGGAAACGAGGATCGGATTATGTCAAGTATGCCGAACAGATGATTGCAAAAAACTTCCGTGTCAATAACGAGTTTTATGTTGCACCCGTCTATAATGAGGCAATTGCAGATGGAAAACGAATCAAGATTTTCCACATTGACAAGATGTGGGGTCTTGGAACTCCTGAAGACTTAACCTACTTCCAAGACAAATACAAAGCATGAATTTCACCTTTGGCATCATAACCGCTCCCGGATCTCGTGACTCTCTCCAACGAGTGCTCGCTTCTATTGAGGCAGAGAATATCCACGATGATGCCTATGAGGTTATTGTGGTGGGCGGGGACCAAGACTATGAGAATGGACCTCTCCGCTTGATTTCATTTGACGAGACCAAGAAGAAAGCATGGATAACTCGCAAGAAGAATATCATCACCGAGCAAGCACGCTTTGAAAATATTGTTTACATGCACGACTATGTTACCCTCCAAAAGGATTGGTATCGAAACTTTGAAGAGATATTCGGCGGTTGCTTTGATGTGTGTATGACTCCCATCTTAAATGCTGATGGAACACGTTTCCGTGATTGGACTTTGTGGCCACACGACATCACTCCTGATGGCAGTCCCAATCTTCAATCATTGCTACCATACGATGTGAGCGACTTGTCCAAATTCATGTATATCTCGGGCGCATATTGGATTGCCAAACGTAGAGTTATGCAAGAGTTCCCCTTGGATGAAACTTTGAGTTGGGGAGAGTCGGAAGATGTCAAGTGGTCCAAGCAGGTGCGGGAGAAATACAATTTCAAACTCAACCCTCATTCTTCGGTCAAGTTGCTGAAACAAAAAGACCGAGTGTTTAGCGAAGCAACACCGGAAATGATACAACAACTGCGAGGACAAAATGAAGCTCTACGATTGGAAAAACTTTAAGGGTGGTTGGTTTGTTGGCAATTTTGTGCCGTCCATATTCCCCACCGACGATGTAGAAGTCAGCATCAAACGTTACAAGGCGGGCGACTATGACCCGATTCACTACCACAAAGAAGCGGATGAGATTACCATGATAGTGAGCGGCACTGTTACCATGTTCGGGGCAATCTACGAAGCAGACCAAATCATCTGGATCGAGAAGGGCGACCAAACTGACTTCCTCGCCATGACCGATGCCGTCACCTGTGTTATAAAACTGCCATGCGTAAAGGGAGATAAGTACGAGTTATGATTTATGTTTTTGGTAATAGCCATGCCCACTTCTTCACCAATTCAACTCCCGCCAAGTTTGGAGAAGGTGAGAATAGCAACGAACACTTTCGCTCATTCTCTCTCGGTCCTGTAATCGCCTACAACTTCGTTGCCCATCACCTTCCTATGATGGTCAACCTTCTAAACTCGCTTCCCATCACCCCTAACGACCCCATCCTTATCGCAATTGGGGAAGTTGACTGCCGATGGCATTTGCCGAAGCAGGCAGACCTACAGCAGCGAGATGCCAAAGAAGTCGTCCACGAATGCATAGATCGCTTCTTTGCTGTCCACAGTCATCTACAGGACGCCGGATACAAGGTGGTAGGGTGGGGAGGACATCCGTCAACAACCCGTGGGCACGATGACAACCCAAGTGAACCTGTTTTTGGAGATTGTTTGACCAGAAATAAAATAACTCTTGAATGGAATGACTATTTGGAGCAGAAATGCCGAGAGAAAGGCATTATTTTTAGTTCCGTCGTCCGAGAGTTAATAAATGTTGACGGACTGACCAAAATGCAGTATTATAAGGATTATTGTCACTTGGACTCTGAAAAGTTTTTGCCAATAGTAATAGAAAAATTCAAACAAGAAGGACTATTGTGAGTTACACAAACCATATCGAATTCATCAAAGCAGAGTTCGGCAAGTATTACATTGATAGAGGGCCGGAGAACGGCATCCTCCAAGGCACCAAGTATGCCGGTGCTGCGACACATGCTCGCAACTGTCTTTATACTCTCACCCTCATGTTGAAACCAGTCAATGCGTTAGAGATTGGTTCTATGCACTATGCCAGCTCCGATAGCATTGCATTTGCAATGGATGATAATAGAACGGAGGGCGTTGTTGACTCGTTTGACATCAAGTATGGTGGTTACACTGGTGAAGTGGACAAGAAACCATACAACCCCCGTGTCCGTCCCGGTTATTGGTATCCTTTCCCAACAACCTATGATACTTGGAAGTACCACGACCCACTCATTGCGTTTCCAGCCTTTTCCAAAATGTCAACCGAAGAAATTCGCAAAGCAAACTATGACATTCTCATCGAACGCTCAAAAGCATTTGGAAAGTATGATTTGATTTTTGTAGATGGCGACCATTCCTTTCAAGGTGCCAAAGAAGACTTTGAAATGGCATTGCAGTTTTCTCACGATAACACATTGATTGTCATTGACAACGTGTGGGATAGTCGTCTCTTTGAAGTGCGTCAATTCTATGACAGTCTGAAACTTCCTAAGTGGGATTTTGAGGAATGGAATGATGAACACCTTGCTTCAAACATGGTGATGGATAACGCCGTAGTGTTGCCCCAAATAATATGATACTCATTGCACACCGAGGAAATGTAGATGGTCCAAATCCCAAACTGGAAAACAAACCATCACACATTGATGCCGCTCTTCATAATGGATTTGATGCGGAGATTGATGTATGGTATGACAAATCGTGGTGGTTGGGACATGACAAACCAAAATACAAACTAGACATGGAATGGTTGGGTGCAAATTCAGATAATCTATGGATACATTGTAAAAATCTTGATGCATTGTTTGAATTTACCAAGGAAGATGTTGGACAAGAGTTTGGGTTGCCACATTATTTCTGGCACGAACATGACAGCTTTACCCTAACCAGTTACGGGTTTATATGGACGTATCCCGGTAGGAAACTAACTCGTGCTTCCATCGGTGTAATGCCAGAGATTAGTTCATATACCAAAAAAGACTTGAAACAGTGCTTTGGCATCTGCTCCGACTTTATCAAAGAATACAGAGATCTATGAAAGTAGCATTCCTAACCGAAATGTCATTTCACGGGAAAATTCCTCCCGAACATACAAATATGCGTACTGAATTTGCATGGATGTGCGCCCTGCAAGCAGACCACTTCAACATTCATGAGTTTGAGCAAGTGTCTGGTTATGACGCCATTTTCATCATCTTCCCAAAGGCAACTGTAAAACTCAACGCCGTTGGTTTGGAAATGACAACCCCCGGTATAGATAAGGACATCAGCATCTATTCCAAACCAATCGTTGTCACGCTCAAAAAGAACAATCAGAAAGTATGTTACGTCCAAGAAGGACCGGCGTGGTTATTCAATGAGTATGATATTGCCACGCAGTTCAATTTCTACAATCAACTCGCTGAGTGTGACATTCTATTTGCCCATAATGAGTCGGACACACACTTCTTCAAGGGATTGTTCCCACAGACAAAGGTGTCTGTTATATTCTCGCTGATGTATGACACCAACCTTCCAAAAATTCGTGAAGTGAATGATAAGGCTATCATCGGAGGAAACTTTGCTCGCTGGTATGGAGGATTTCAAAGCTACGTCACCGCTATGGACTTTGGTTGCCCAATATACGTCCCAGCATCACATTGTAAGCGAAGGGGAGAAGAACAGGTGCCCAACCTTACACACTTGCCGTGGGTCATGTGGGATGATTGGATGAAACAACTATCATCGTTCAAATACGCAGTAAACCTCATGCCCACCGTGGCAGCAGGAACGTTCAGTATGAATTGTGCCTATTGGGGCATTCCATGCATTGGTAATGGGAATGTTGGAACTCAAGATGATCTTTTTCCAGAGTTGAGCGTTAATGTCCACGACATCCATCAAGCAAGACACTTGGCACTCCTATTGAAGAACGATCCAAAGTTCTATGAACATTGCAGTTACTATGCAAAACATAAGCTCCAAGAGAGCAACTATTTTGACAAAATAAAGTGGGTGAAGTGGATTGAAAATGAACTCGCATGAATAACCGCTTCATAATACTGATAGGTAGCTATAACAACGAGCAATGGGTTGAAAGTAACCTCGGATCCGTCCTGAGTCAAGACTACCCTCACTACAAGGTCATTTACTTTGATGATTGCTCCAAGGATGAGACATTGAAGAAGGCAACGGCAAAGGTCAAGGACGACCCTCGGTTTAGCGTCTATGGCAGTATGTCACGCCAACACAAGACGTGGTTCTACTCCAAGGTTGAATCCAATGTTGGGGTTGAACTCCAAGACAATGACATTCTCGTGTTCCTTGATGGAGATGACATGTTCTATGCTGAGAACGTCCTATCCTATCTGAATGAAATCTATAACAAATCTGGATGTTGGATGACTTATGGCGGAATGTTGGTATGGGAAGGTGGAGACAAAGTAGTAGAACCATATCCACAGAACTCAGAGTTTCCCGCCGACGTGATTGCTGCCAAAGCATATCGCAAGGATACGTGGAGGTCTTCCCATCTAAAAACCATGCGGGGGTTTGTATGGAAAGCGATTGACAAAAAGGATTTGCTTTTCAATGACAAGTTCTTGGTCGGACCCGACGACTTGGCAATTATGTTTGCTGCCTTGGAACTATGCCCACCAGAACGAGTATTCCGAGTCAAGGAACCAATTTACCTATACAATCATTCGCAACAAAACAATTTTGGAAGAGCGCATACCGACCAAATGGCAACCTTTGGACCAAGTGTTGAGATGGTGGTTCGTTCCCGCAATCCTTACGAAACAATTTCATTCGTAACACCCACTCTGGCGGGTGGATTGGGAAACCAAATGTTTGAGATTGCTGCCGCTGCTTCGCTTGCCAAAGACAATGGCGCAGTGCTCATGGTCAATAATGAGGAACACATTCTCCCAAACCAAGGACGTAATGTGAACAACTACACGAGCAACATTTTCAGCAAAATTGTGTTCGACAAGAATCTACCAGTTAAGGAGGTTCACCGACGAGACCTTTGCACCTACGAAGCAATTCCTTTCAAACCCAATCTCAAATTGCTGGGGCACTTCCAATCATGGAGGTATTTTGACCACAACCGGGAGTATATTCAGAAATTGTTCCTACCACATAGGATAGAAACACGGGATATTACCGCTATACAGGTAAGAAGGGGTGATTACTACAAGTTTCCCGACCATCACCCACAACTGACGCCGGATTATTTTGCTAAGGCAGTAAAATTGGCAGGTTGTAAGGACGTTGCCATTTTCAGTGACGACCCCAAATGGTGTGAAGAGAACCTTGTATTCGATTCTGATGTCATCATTCAATACATGGGTAAAGATGAGGATTGGTCCGAACTCTATAAAATGAGCGGATACAAAAATCTAATTATCTCCAACAGCAGCTTTGGGTGGTGGGCAGCGTATCTCAACACTCGCACCGACAAGAAGGTATTCGTGCCTTCAACTTGGTTCGGACGTGCTATGATTGCCGAAGGATTCAACATTGACGACTTGGTGCTACCAGATTGGATAAAAGTATGAATGAACAAAAATGGTATTGTCGCCGGTGCAAAGAGGTTGTAAAAGAGACTGACAATGGGAAACGTTGTGGTTGCACAGAAAGTCCAAGTCCGTGGGAACCACTTAAACAAACAATGAAAGTAATAGTATATGAACCATTTATGCACTTCATCCCCACAGGTGAAGGTTGGGCCAGAGGATTTGAAGACCTTGGATGGACTGCCTATCGCTTGCCCGCTGCACAATACCGTATCCTTGAAGTAGATGCTCAGGTAGAATTGCTTATCATGCACGACTTGTCGCCCGCCATGATTGAAGACTTGCGTCTCTACAAGAAGACTTATCCAACCACCAAAGTCGCCGTGTTGTGCGACCATTGGCGTCCACACTTTGAAACGGCGAAGGATTTGGTTGACCTTTGGTTTGAACTATCAATTCAACACACCCATTCCAAAAAGGAGTTTGATGTTCGTGGAATGAACTTCGGACACGTTCAACTGTCTGCCCACAAAAAAGACTTCTTCCCAACAAATGTTGAGAGGGTAAACGATGTCAGTTTCGTGGGTCAATTGTCGCATGGATACCGTGGCGAAGACAAGTATTTACATCCAGTGCTGAACAAGGGGTATCGTGGAATTTTCGGTGGAGGATACAATTACAAGGGGATTCAGTATCCACATATTGGACACGAACATCTGAATAACATCTACAATTCCACCAAGGTAAACATCAATTTTCACTATCCGCTGCACAAAATGGAGAAGGCAGATGACCTAGAGTATCGCCTAGAGGTTAATGGACGTGTTTTTGAGATTGCTCTGAGCGGAAACTTCCAGATTTCAGACAATCCACTGGTTACAGACTTCTTTGGAGACTCTATCCCCGTGGTTGGGGAGAAGGAGTGGACAGACCGCATTGATTATTACCTCGTACACCCCGAGGAGAGGGATATTTTAACGAAAAAAGCATATGACATCTGCCTGAACAACCATATGTATGTGCATAGGGCGAAGAAGATTCTTACCCTCCTAAAAATGTTATGAGCAGAACCTCTGTATTTGGATCAAGCGGATTTATTGGCAATCGTTTTTGCCAGATGTTTCCTGCCGACAGTGAGCGAATTGGTCGTGATTTTAGAACTCCCTACTCTCCGAACATACTCTACTTAATCAGCACAATTGACAATTATAATGTCCACAAAGACCTTCATGTTGACATTGATACCAATCTTACGGTGTTGATGGAAGTGCTAGACGCTATCAAAGGAACAACGTTTGAAGAACCTCCTGTCATCAACTTCGTAAGTTCGTGGTTCGTCTATGGTCAGAACAATGAAATTCCATTCCGAGAAGATTTCTCACAGTGCAATCCAACTGGATTTTATTCCATCACCAAACGCTGTGCAGAACAGATGCTCATTTGTTGGTGTAATACGTTTGGATACAAGTACAGAATCTTTCGTCTCGCCAATGTGCTCGGCGAGGGAGATGGTAAGATTTCACGAAAGAAGAATGCTCTACAGCACTTCGTAAAAGAAATTGTTCATAACCGAGACGTGGAACTCTATTATGGCGGGGACGTGCTACGTGATTACATCTACGTGGACGACGTTTGCACAGCAATGAAGTTGTGCATGGACAAAGCACCTGTCAATCAGATTTACAACATTGGAAGTGGCATTCCGCTGCGATTCTTGGACATTATCAATAAGACGATTGAATATGCGGGTTCGGCGTCCAAAATAGTTCAGATTGAACCGACTAATTTCCACAACATCGTTCAAGTAAGGCATTCGTATTTGGATACGACCAAACTGAAGGGGTTGGGGTTCACACAACAATACGACATTGATGCAACACTCAAACGTCTTATCACACACTATCGAAATGGCAACTAAAGAAGAAATTTTGAAACTCGTAGCAGAGTATATGACAGCAAAACACGCTGCCAAGACATGGACTCCCGGCAAAGATTGGGTTCAGTATGCCGGTCCATTCTTTGACTCTACAGAATTCACCAATGCAGTTGAAACGCTGTTGAATGAATGGTTGGTGCTTGGAGAAGATGCCATCAAATTTGAAAAGCGATTCCCGAAGCTGCTAGGCAAAGAGTATGGGATTGTGACCAACAGTGGGTCAAGTTCCAACCTGCTTATGATGGCAACTGCCAAGAAGTATTTCGGTCTCAAAGAGTCTGACCGTGTAATCGTGCCAGTGGCAGGATTTCCCACTACCTTTAATCCAATCCTTCAAGTTGGTCTTACTCCACGCTTTGTGGATATTGAATTGGACACTCTGAATATCAACCTTGACCAGATGGAGAAAGCAGCATCGGAAGGTGCCAAAGCGGTTACATTCGCTCATGTATTGGGAAATCCTCCAAACATGGACCGAGTGATGGAAATCGTAAAGAAATACAATCTCATCTTCCTCGAAGACTGCTGTGACGCCCTTGGGTCAACATACAATGGGAAACCTACTGGACAAGATGGAGAAATGGCAACGTGCTCCTTTTATCCTGCTCACCACATGACTATGGGCGAGGGTGGGTTTGTGGCGTGTAAGAATGAAGAGTTGGAAAAGCTTGCACGCAGTTTCCGTGAATGGGGTCGTGGATGTTTCTGTGTCGGCAGGAAGGCAAACCTTTCAACCAAGGGAAGTTGTGGTTGCCGCTTCAGTAAGTGGTTGCCCGCCGTACCCGATGAAGTGTTTGACCACAAGTATATCTATGACAACATCGGATACAATCTCAAACCGATTGAGGTTCAGTGCTCCATTGGACTGGCTCAATTGGATAAGTTGCCATCCATCCATGCAGGACGCAAGGCAAACCACAAGCGTCTGACTGAAATCTTCACGCCGTATGAAGAGTTTTTCCATATTCACAAGGCAACCCCAAATTCAGACCCATCGTGGTTTGCATTTCCAGTTACCGTAAAAAATGGTGCTCCGTTTCGCCGTTCACACTTTACGACTTACATGGAAGATCATAAGATTCAGACCCGAAACTATTTTGGAGGAAACCTCCTCCTACAACCCGCATACAGTCACCTTGCTTCTGCCGAGGAAGCACGGGCATTTACTGTCGCAACCAAAGTTACAACCGATACTCTTTTCTTGGGCACAAGTCCAGTTATTACTTCACAACAACTGGATTATGTCAAAGAGAACGTGGATCAATTTTTCAAAAACATATGAGCGAATACACATTAGTAAGAGACATCACCACCTACGACTATCCTGCCCACATGAAGCGTCCCGAAGGATTCTTCGGGTCAAACTTCTTTGAGAAGTGGATTCCACAGTGGCAAAACCATTTGGGACATCTTGTTGGCAAACCCAACGTCACTGGCATTGAAATTGGATGCTTGAATGGTGATTGTACTGTGTTTTGTGCCGATGCCATTGCCAACGGCGAAGGTAGCGTTCACCACTGTATTGACATCAATGAAACCGAGTTTCTGAAAGAAAACATTGCGCCTTATGTCGGCAAAAATGTCAAGTTTCACAAGGGACGTTCCTACGACCTTCTCCGCACCGCCTTTCCAGAGAAAAGTGCCGACTACATCTACATTGATGGTTCACACTTGGCGATTGATGTGCTCAGTGACGGCGTGCTCGCATGGAGTCTTCTGAAAGACGGTGGTATCCTCATTTTTGATGATTATGGGTGGGGAATTCACACCACCGATGAGAAGCAAAAACCAAAATTGGCAATTGATGCTTTTCTCGCAGCATATGTTGGTCATATTGAACTCGTTGCTGCTGGATGGCAGGTATTTTTGAGGAAGAAGGCATATACGTATTCCAAGGAAGAGTTGGAAGCAAACTATCAACCAGCAGAATAAGTTATGAAAAAAGTCGTTTATGTTACGGGTTGTCTCGGGTTCATCGGTGCTTATGTCACCGAAGCCTGCCTTTATGAAGGATGGTATGTTATTGGAGTTGACAAGATAACATATGCCGCCCAGCCACACAAGCTGGTAGAGTTTGAAAAGAACCCCAATTTCAAATTCATCCAATCCGACATCAATGACTTGAAAATGTTGTATGACTGTGATTACGTCATCAATACTGCCGCCGAATCTCATGTTGACAATTCCATCGTGAGCAGCGACGAGTTCCTACATTCAAACGTCAACGGTGTTCACAACCTCTTGGAACTGATTCGCCAGAAGGAACGTTATCGTATGCCGACGTTGCTTCATTTCAGCACTGACGAAGTGTATGGAGACATTCACGAAGGTTCTCACACCGAGACCGACCTTCTCAAACCAAGCAACCCATATTCAGCGACCAAAGCAGCGGCAGACATGCTTATTACTGCTTGGGGACGCACATTCAAGGTGCCTTACATTTTGGTTCGCCCAACCAACAACTACGGAATCGGTCAGTATCCAGAGAAACTGATTCCAAAGACATGCAAACTACAATTGCTAGGCAAAAAAATTCCACTCCACAATCACGGCAAACCGCAACGAGTTTGGTTGCACGCCAAGGATACCGCTTATGCAGTTACAACCATCATCCACAACAACGACGATGGAAAGTGCAACAATCAGATTTACAATGTGTCCGGAAACTGCGAGCTTTCCAATATTGATGTAGTAACGAAGGTTATAACGCTGTTTCAAGGAAACGTGGTAAACATTGCTGACCACTGTGACTTTTCCTATCATCGGGATGGGCAGGACGTGCGCTACAGCCTAGACGACAGCAAACTCCGCAGTCTTGGTTGGAACAACCTCTGCGAGCTTGACAAAGAGCTTCCGCTTGTGGTAGAATACTACAGAAATAACTTCATATGGTAACGAAAGAAGAACTGATAGCATTTGAGACGGACATTGCCCAAAATTTCAACGACGGAAAGATTCGTGCTCCCATCCATTTGTATAGCGGAAACGAAGACCCCATCATTGAGATTTTCAAGCATGTCCAAAAAGATGACTGGATTTGTTGCACATGGAGGAACCATTACCAATGTCTCTTAAAAGGTGTTCCATCAGCGGAACTGAAAGAGCGCATCCTCAAAGGCAAATCAATGGTGATGTGTATTGCCGAGCACAACGTCATTTGCAGTTCCATCGTAGGCGGAATACCATCCATTGCGGCTGGCATTGCTTGGGGACTGAAATTGGAAGGCAAACCAAACCGTGTGTGGTGCTTTGTGGGCGACATGTCTATGGAGACGGGCGCATTCCACGAAGCATTCAAATATGCCCGTGGACACAACCTGCCAATCAAATGGGTCGTGGAAGACAACGGACTGTCAGTAGAAACTCCTACCCGTGAAGTGTGGGGCGATGGTTCGGAGTCAGAACCAAGCATTCTGTACTACAAATACAAGAATACTGTTTACCCGCACGCTGGCGCAGGACTGAGGGTTCAATTTTAACATGAGTTACTATCAAGAAATAAAGAAGGCGCAGACCTATCTTTCGCAGCAACCCAAGGCAATGTTTGTCGGGCAATCTGTCCGCTATCCCGGCACGGGTCTGTATGATTCCCTCGCTCATATTCCAGATGAACTCAAATATGAATTTCCGATTGCCGAGAATCTTCAACTCGGAGTTTGCACTGGATTAGCACTTAAAGGATTCCTCCCGATTGCAGTCTATCCTCGTTGGAACTTTCTCATTTGCGCCACAGACCAAATTATCAATCATCTTGACAAATTGCCACTCATGTCTGACGGCGAGTTTGTTCCCAAGGTCATCATTCGGGTTGCCATCGGTAGCGTAGTGCCCATAGACCCCCAAGACCAACACAAGGGCGATTTTACCAGTGCATTCAAGTCCATGTGCAAAACTATAAATGTCGTGCGGTTGGACGAAGCTTCCGACATCCTTCCCGCCTACAAATATGCCATCCACGACACCAAATACAGCAGCATCTTGGTTGAAAATGCCGACTTCTGTAAGACAAAGTGAAACTCTTAATCACAGGTGGTAGTGGATTTATCGGACGCAATTTAACCCGCATTTTTAGAGAGCAGGGATATGACGTTCTTGCTCCCACCCGATCTGAATTGGATATGCGTGACCTAGAAGGTTTAAGGGCGTATCTAAGAACAGCAAGAGTTGATGCTACTATTCATTGCGCTGCCGTAGGAGTTTTCAATGACCCCAATCAATCTTTCAATGACATCTATTGTGCCAACATTGAGATGTTTGAAAATTTGATGGTGGCGGGGAGTAATCAAGACCCAATTATTTTGATTGGTTCGGGTGCCGAGTTTGACCGCCGATGGCCAATCATAGAGAAACGTGAAAGTGATGTTTATGTCGAATGGCCAATAGACGCCTATGGATTGTCTAAAAACATCATAACCCGACGAATCAAGAATAACATGCGAGTTCTTAGGTCATTTGGTTGCTTCAACCATGACGAACCGATGTCTCGTTTTATTCGCCAATCTCTGCACAGAATCAAGCAAGGACTTCCAATATCTATTGTTCGCAACCGTAGAATGGACTTCTTCTACTTGGATGACATGGCAACAGCAATAAAATACACGCTCAAATCATACCATCCACAACATCTTAATTTGGTGTATAAAGAGAAGCATGACCTCATCTCCATTGCTCACAAAATCTACAAACATGCCGGGGTCAAAGATTATCCAGAAATTATGGTTCCGCCCGATTTTCAAAATGAATATACAGGGTGTGGGGTTATACTGGACAATCTAAGATTACCGCTCATTGGGCTGGATGAAGGAATCAAAAAAACCATACAACAATTGCTATGAATAAATTCACATTCTGCATAAACACGTCTCGTCACGAGAAACACTACATTGAGTTGTTGCTCCAATCCTTGCTGAATGGTATTGACATAAATCTCCACGACATAATTATCTTCGTTGATTCGGACAACCAAGGCACGACGGAGATGTTATTGGAGCAGAAGGCACTCTTTCCAAACCTGACTATCATAAAGAATGATGGCAACCCCGTTGGATATGCTGGGAACATCAACTACATGTTCTCCAAAGCAAAGACTGAGGTTGTTAGCTATCTACAGTCAGATATGATAATTTGTCTTGGATATGATAAGAAGCTCGCTGCCCATGTCAAAGACAACATCATACTTTGCAGCACACGAGTAGAACCGCCCCTCCATTCAACACATAGCAATCCAGTGAACTACGTGGAAAACTTTGGGTTCGTCCCCGAAGAGTTCAACTACGAAGCATTTCTGAAATTTGCTGAATTCAATAAAGACGCCAACAAGTTGACCAACTTTTTCTTCGCCCCATTCACCCTTTACAAGCATGTTTGGAATGATATTGGTGGGCATGATGTCAGTTTCGTAAAATCTCGGGAAGACAGTGACATCGCATTGCGATTGGCAATGAATGGGGTCATGTTTGAACAATGTTGGGATGCAATGGTATATCATTTCACATGTACAAGCAGTCGTGGAATCCAATGGTGGAAGCAGGAGAACAAAGATAAAGAAATCGTTCGCCAACAGAATGACCAGATTGAATTGAAGAGGTTTGTTGACAAATGGGGAGAATTCGTTCATCCGGCTAACCCAAGTCAGATACCCACAAGCATTTCTCAGTCGCCGGGATTGCGAGACAAAATAAATGTGACAAACCCACCAATCAACGAAGCAAATTTGAGAATCTTGTGAGTATTTATAGGTATGACTCTTTTCGCATCATGCCTTATCGCCCTAATTCTGCTCATGTGGTTCAGAACGGATGCTTGGTTGGAATACGCTAAGATGCTCCACCTTGATCGCATCGCCTTCTATAAAGACTTTGAAGAGAAGCAGAAGACCAACGTCGTGCTCACTTACCATCTGTATTTGAGACTGCACCGCAACTGTTTCTTCGTCCGACTAATTACGTGTCCCATTTGCTTAGCCGTATGGTTGGGAATACTGATTGGACTGTTCACCTTCCCGCTTCAGGCACCTATTTTCATAGTCGGTGGATTGTTGCTCTTCACGTCTATTGACCGACTATTGGGATAAGATGAATATACTCAATGTAACCGAATTCGCCACATTTGTAAGCGAACACAATCTAACCATGAACGATTCATCGCTGAAACAGGTAGTGGAGTGTCTAAACACATATCGAGCGGCATGTGCTTGTTGGAAGCAAGAGGACAAACTGAGAATGTACGACACTTGCAATCGTGTGTATTATCACGCAGTAAAACACGTCGTTCCGAAGATGAAGAATCAATTTCTTGCGGCAACCCCGGAACGACTAATATCCTTCTTCAACGACCACGGACACCTTATAGGGACAATTTCCCGCTAGGAGAATTCTTGAAGTATTTGCTGGAGTTTAGAGCATCCAATACCACTCTTTGAAGATATGGGCATTCAATTGCCTCGGCAGTAGTCATGATTTTCTTACTCTCCCATTCAATGCGTTGATCCGCAGCATCTACAACATGGGGGTCTTGGACGAGTTCCTCGTCATTTGGGGCTGGGTCATAACACTTGTGTAGCATGTCATTGCGTGACACCCCGTCAACCACAACCGGAGATTCACTTGTATGAGTGGTGTATCGTTTCAGATGAATAAGTTCGCCATCCCAAGTTTCGTGAATCCAGCTTGCCTCATTTGGGAAACGAACATCGCTCACAAGAAACACGGTCTTATCAGGGTCAAGACCAAACATAGGATCGACTTTCATATCACATCTGATTTTTTGGTCTGCCATGTTTACCCAATATAGTCCTCCCTCGCTCTCACGTCGGCGTTGGCATCCCCACCATACCAAAAGGGGTCTAATGAACGCTTTCACTGCGGAATCTTCGGTATAGACTGTGGCAGAGAATCCATTCGTTTGAAGCATCTGTGAGACCTCTTCTTTAAGCTTGTCCGCAAATGCCACACGGACTGGATTATAACCTGCCTTCGTAAGAATGTTCTTTGCTATCCCGACGAACGTGTCTTTCCCGCATCTCGCATATCCACCGATTCCTATTACTTTTGCTGTCATTGGTAAACAATCTCCTTAGTTTGTGGAGGAAACGCCAAAACGAGGTTACTTTTTTCAGCTCCCGAACTTCCATTGCATATGATTGCTGTTGATGTGACACTAACAAGAGCACATCATCATCGCCCAACTCACTTGCGGTTAGGCGTGGAAGTTCTGATAGTTTTACGCTTGGCATATTACCCCAATTTCTCTATAAATCTCTGAAATGGACCGTCCCACCGTGGTCGGTCGAAAGCACTTGATCCCGAGCACCGTTCAAGTTCTTTGACCATTTCTTGAAACGCTAATGCAACATCAATCCTCTTAACATAAGTCTTCTTATCTTCAAGGGATTGATTTTTGAGCTTAAGATATTCCTCTTCTGTCAGAATTACTTGCATATGCTTCCTCCAACGCTGCCCTTGCGTTCATGAGTGCTTGTATTCGCACCGCCTTTGCGTCCGCAAGCATTTTTTCAAATTGCCTCGGTGTGAGTCCAGAACTCGGGACATATGCCGGTGGCACATCCAGATTTTGCATTTGTTGAATGGTCATTCGTCTTTTTTCTCCGCAAAAAGTTCTTCCACTTCTTTATCTTCAAGACCAAATGCCTTACAGATGGCAACAAGTTCTCCTTGACCGTCCTCATCTCGCAAAAGGAGATTCACATAGTCATTCGCTTGATACTTGGAGATTTGGAAACGGCGAGAGACATATTCAAGCAAAACCTTGTTGTGTTTCATCACCCGGGATTTTACCCACGGATAGAAACGATTGCTCTTGGGCACTAGGGCAATAAGCAACTGATAAAACTGTGGAGAAGGAATCTTGTCGAAAATTTGATAGAGTTGAGCGATGTCTTCCACCAAACTATCATCCATTGCCAAGGCACGGAGAATCATGAAGTGGTTGAAACTTTTCTGGTCGTAATCAGGAAGATTGACGTAATAATTCGGGTCTTGGACTTGCCGAATATGCTTTACGTGGTCAAAGAGAGAACGTTTCTTCGGACCCTCAACCGAAGCGTCGGATGGTGCTTTCTTTCTTGGACTCTTTTTTGTTGGTGTGGAACTCATTTCGCAATTTCTTTACGTCGGAATGTATGATGTCTTGGTTGTCTCGCAAAACCTTCTGCCCCTGTAAAATTGTGTTGACGCTATCCGACAATCGGTCAACTCGTTTGAGTAAATAGTAGAATGATACGCCGAGGGCGATTAAAAGAACAAACAACACTATTATAAAGACAGTTATCATCGGGGGTCTTGATAGTCTGGTGTGTTCGGCACTGAACCTTCAATTGGGCGATTGTCCTTGTGCTTGACCTTCTTCCAAGGTTGGTTGTCCTTGGAGAAGCTGCGCCCCTGTTTCCGTGGGCGGAACTGAGAATCTCGTCTAAACGTCTTTCCCATACAAAACCTTTTGTGACTACTTTTTACCTTTCATACGCATACAATACCACAATTCAAGAAGACGTTCAAGTTATTTTAATGCTATTTATGGGTATGCTGTCACAAAATGTTCTCAATACAGAAAAGAAGGGTAAAATTGAAGGAACGGTGTTCCATCTATTCTACCCCGACCTCAACAACGCCATACTTTTTGATAAAGATTTCACATCTCCTATCATATGGGGATCTAAGAACGTTGTGATGACTAACTTGAAGAAAATGGACGAATTGATGAATACCAAACCGGCGACGAAAGTGAGAATCTACTCCTACATTTTGAGTCCCGAGGGATACCGCAGAATTGACACCTACAATGGTCCTATTGAGACCATTGGTAAATACATCCGTCGCTACTAAGCGAGTAAGACGTAAAACGAAACGACATCAAAAATTTCTAGATCGTAGTTGCTCATGTCAAATTCAAGCTCCGTCAATTCTTGATCCAAATTGACATAAATCAACTTGTTGGTCTTGAAATTGAAAATGCCGTATATTCGGTACCGCCTTGGCTTAAGGTTAGACAGTTGATCGCTCTTTTTGCGGTTGCTCATAGAACATCCCTTATCCGAATATACGGCATTTGTCCGTTACTTTGAAACCGTGACGGGTGGTGTGTTTACTGATGGGGTAACTGGTGTCGGAGTGTTGGTCGTCACATTGATGACGTTCACCAACTTGTCGGCACCTTCAACGAGGCTGATGTTGTCTTGCTTTGCCTTGTTGAGGGTAATCTGCGTGACAGGAGTCAGTGAAAACACCTTCTGCGGACGACCCTTGCCGCCGGGGACAGATCCAATCTCGGCAATCTCTCCGTCTTCAATCGAATTGGTCAATCGCACCCGAAGTGTAATCTCGACGAATTTTGGATTGAGGCGATGGAGTTCTTTGATCGTGAAGTATGGCGTGGATGGCCACACAACGGATTGATTGGTTTTGTTTTTGCGTGTATTCTGTTTCATATTTTTTAACTAGATGAGTTGTTACACCTTCTGGTGAATGAGCAATCATACGCCGGATGGTATAAAATGTCAAGAACTTTTTTTCAAAGCTGAAATAGTTTCTCAACTTCTTCAAAATATGCGCTAATGCAAAAATGTTCTTTGTTGAAGTTGACCATTTGATGTGATTCTTCCCGTTTCCCGATGATCGCAATGTTGGATAACCCTTTGGAATATAGTTTCGCCATCGCTTCGCTGAGATTCCGAGGGTGTTCTATGACCGTTGGATAAACCTCCAACTGTTTCAAACGGTTAACTACTCGGTTGTAGTAATCCCGGTTCTCACCTAGCCATATCACACCCATGTTGAACGGTTGCAGTGCCATCGGCAGCAAGTTGTTATCCAAAAGAATACCTAGAAACCGCTCCAAAGAGCCGAGCAAGGCACGGTGGATTAGTACTGGAACCTCAAGGTTGTCCGATCCGATATAATTGAGTCCAAACTGTTCGGGCAAGTTGAAATCCAGTTGAATCGTTCCAAGTTGCCATTCCCGATTGAGTTTATCCTTGGCCACAAAATCAATCTTGGGCCCATAAAATGCCGCACCGCCAGCATCCTCAACATAATCATTCCCAAACTTGGCAAAACAGACTGCTTTCAAAATGTCTTGGGCGGCGGCCCAACTGTCAAGGGAACCGATATACTTTTCGCTGATGGCCAAGTCCCGCTTTGAATACTTGATGGCCAACTTCAACCGAAACTTGTCACAGATCAGTTTGATCAGATCAATACATTCATCTACAATCTCACGAATCTGATTCATGGAACAGAAAATATGACCATCATCCTGTGTAAAGGATCGGAGACGATACAAACCGTTGATTGCACCAGAATCTTCATAACGGTACACCTGCCCGAACTCGTAAAATTTGATGGGCAGTTCTTTATACGAAACCACACCCATATTTTGGTAGGCCATAATATGGAACGGGCAATTCATTGGCTTGAGACAAAACTCACTGTAATCTCCCGTTTCCTCCGATGGTTGACGGATAATAGGGAACATGGAATCTTTGTAGAAAGGATAATGCCCACTCTTCTTGAATAGGGCAATGTTTCCAATGTGGGGAGAAGACAATGGCACGTAGTTTCGTTCCAGCAGCAGTTTTCCGAGGTAGTTTATCAATCGTTGCTTGGCGATTGCCCCGTTTTTCAACAGCACTGGCAATCCTCTGCCAATCAATTCGTCACTGAAATAAAAATCTTGCATCACATGAGAATATCACAGATGACGATGAAAGTCAATACTTTTTTCAAAACTAAATCCCTTCCATGTTCCATTTTTTATAAGACGATTGATATTCACTCTCAACTTTTCTTCAAAAATAATTCATTCAGTGTTTTTGCTAAATCGGTGATCTCATCTACTCGAATAAATTTTGAGCTTTTACCATACATTTTACGGAAGTTTTTACGCAGTGGACTTTTTTCAATTTCTACCAACCTTTCTTTTTCTTCCGCCTTCTCTTTGACGGTCATTTCTTCAATCTTCTTCCGCTTTATGAAGCGGGGTTCCTCTTCTATAAAATAACTAAGCACTTCAACGCCGTGGCGACGAATCTTGTCCACCTGTGCTTTGGTATGGGTTGCCCCTACATCGTCCGTATAGGTCAACGTAGTGCCTGTGGTTGGCAGTTTGAGATAGTAGCACGGTTCTCCATCGGAGAGGTTGAGGAAATACCGTTCTTCTTCATCGGGAGTGATGCCATCAAACAAGTTCATGATGGCACTAAACGCCAATCCCTCTGGCGTCATCCCATTTGGAATCAAATAAGGGAATAGGTTGCGAACCTTTGCAAATTTGTCGTGCTTAGAATCATATGCCAAAACGATATATGGCAAGGTCGTATCCGAAGACACTTGAGTTGAACGGAAGGATACTGTGACGTGGATATTATCAATCATTGATGCTGCTTTGCAGATGGCAACCACGGTAGTCATCGTCCTCAACCATTTAGCTCCCCGCATTGAACTGCTTGCGTCAACGGTTATATGTAAGGTTGCATCGTGGTGCTCGTCAATCCTGAGCTTATAGAACATGTCCTCGGCATCGAACGCCGCTTCATGAATCTGCCGCTTGTTTATCTTCCCCCACTTCTTACGAACGATCTTTATCGGGTTGACTTCGGAGCGGATTTGCAACTTGCGACCAAGTTTGGTTCCAATTACAATACCTTTCTTCACCGCATCCGAAACATCTTTGGGTGGGGTTGGATTTTCTTTGCCCAACTTCATCGCCCCCGCCAACGGGAACACGTCTTCACCGGAAAGGATGAGTTCTTTGGTCATCTTCTGAACGACAATACAATCCACCTTGAGACTTGCATCATCCCCCGCTTCAATCTTGGGCATTTCTACTTGAACCAAGACTATTCCGTGCTTCTCCACCAAATCAAGCAACGCCTTCTGCTGAACCGTAACATTTTCCTTTGGAAGTTCGCCCGCCATAAACTTGCGCTGCGATTCCACTACGTTTTTGACCTGCTTCAGAATATCTTTTCCGACATCACCATCCATGCTGATTCGGTTGACGACATCGTGGTTCTCTTTCAGATTCTCAGGAGACTGGTCCCGACCACTCATAACGTCGGAGATTTCATCAATCATGTTCTTGCCGACATCAACCTCTTTATCCCCCCCTCCCTTATCTTCTCCCGCTTGGGGCTCTTCGCTGGCAATGCTAATCTGTAGGTCTTCTCCAAAATCAAAAAAGTCATTTGGGTCGGCAAGCTTTTTGAGATCGCTCTTACCCTTGCCCATAACGGCAGTACCTTTCATCTTGACTGGTTTGTCAAGACAGTCCAAAACTATTTCCACCACCTTAAATGCGGTCTTTACTCTGTCCTTGGTACGCTCCAATCGGTCAATATGCGTAATGTCAATCTCACGGGCAATATCATCCAACCGTGGCAATGCCATAAGGTCGGTATTCAAATTGGTGAAGTTGGTAATTCGGAAACTGTAAGAATCCAAACTTGGATACCTATGTAAATCACTCAATAGCAATTCATCAACTTCGGGACAGTTCCAAAACTTGTCATAGAGTGCAACATAGTATCCCCGATACCCCGGTGCTTCGTTGAAAACGTAGTTGTCAATGAAGCGGTCTTCGATGACATTCCATGTGTTGTGTAAAAATTTCTCAAAAGACGCTCGGCGGATGTTTTTGGAATCAGAAAGTTTTAGAATGTGAGGCGGAACATTTGCCCAAGCGTTCTTAACCGCATCAAAATTGGTTTTGAGAGTGTGAGCACCTTCATGAAGTGCCTGCCCAACCGCAACATCAAAATCCTGCTTAGAATTGATTTTGGCTGAGAGATAGATTACCTTGCCACCGAAGTTCACATTGGCGTCAGCATCATTGAAATAGACTGGGATACTTTTACGAGTCAGAATGCGGACGAAGTTGGATACTGCTTTGCGAATAGACGACAGGCGAACCAAGTCAATGCTAAAAACAAGTGTCTCATTGGAGGCGGCGTTGCGATCTTCCAAAAAATTGGAATACTTGTCCGAATCCAACCAAAAATCAACTTCGGCGGGAGATATGGATTTTCCTTTGAGCATTACGTCGTCAATTAAAAATCTTCCGTGCGCTTGTTTGCCAATGGGTCATTGATTGGGCTCTTGACATCTTTTGGAAAATACTTTTGGAGAATGGACTTCACAAAGGCACGTTCACTATCCGCACCACCGTCGTCGGGATACTCTGGATAAATAGCTGCCTCTGCAATTTCCTCAAGGGAAAATCCATCCAAAACCAACTCTGCCATTTCAACCATGTTGGCGGGAGAAATGAAGGTTGTAATCGGGGCATCCTCAATTTTGCATTGAGCAATCAAATCGTCGGAGATTTTGGCAAGGGTCTTCATCAGAGAAGTTTCTTCCGGCGTTCTTCCATGAAATAGAATACCAAAAAGGTTATTGAGTTCCTTACCCGATAGAGGCGTCATTTCCAACTTGATTGGGAATCGTCGTGCGGATGCCTTGTCAAGCACTTTGGTTGCGGTATATTCGTTACCAATGTTGGCAGTGGCAACAAATGTTACCCCGCTTGCTACATTGACCACAGAACTCTCCACGTCCTCGTCTAAGCGAAGACAACGCTGAGTTGGGTCAGTTACCGTCATGAGGATGTTCCAAGCGTCGTGGGTGCCTCTGGTGAATTCATCAAGCAAAACTACGGTGTCGGGGGTGGTGATTGCCTTAATGAAAGCAGATTGATGGAAAACCGTACCCGTTTCCTTTTTGTAGGTTGTATTCCCAATCAGCGTGGCACGAGCATCTTGCGTTGAACCAATGTTGAATTTTTCAAAGGGGCGGTTGAGTGCTTTGGCAACGCAGCGAGCCGCCATCGTTTTGGCACATCCAGAAGGTCCGACAACCATGACGTTCTTGGCACGTAACACTGCTCGCACAAGATACTTCCACTTCAAATCACTGATTATCAACTCGTTGGGCTTGAGCGTAGCACATGTACGCAAGATGTCGTCTATTTCCGCATCATTCATTGACACACTATGCCATACTCCACCGCAAAAGTCAACAAAAAAGGCGCACCCAATGAGTGCGCCTCTTGTAATCGGAAATTTTACGACTGCTTAATTATCAACTTGGTGTCTGGTTTGCGCTTTCGGAGTTTAACTGGGTCACTAACCTTGTGCTCACTTTGTTTCTTGAAATCGGCGACTTCTTTCATTGGCTTTGTAGGCAAATCATCGTTGTCTTTTGGTGTTTCAGTGTAATTCTTGTCTTTGTTCTTAGTAGTCTTAACTGGTTCACTTGTTGCTGGTAAAGTCTTTGGCTTATCCTTCTGAGGAAGTCCCTTATCAGGAGATGGAGTTTGGTCTTCACGATTGCGGTAAGACTTGTCATACGCCTTATCAACGGCGGTAGGTTGCTTGTCCAGATTCTTCAGGTTGGTCTTGACAAACTGCTTAACCTGTTCCCAACTTTGACCCGTAACCACAATGCGGTCTTCATTTCGAGTCATCATCTCAATCACGTAGGAATCTTCCCAACGAGGCGAGACACGGATAAACTTCAAATCTCTTGCATTGATCATCAGGTCGTCATGGTCATCCCATTGAACCAACGACTCCTTGTCAATTTCTGCCACAATCTTAATCAACTCTTCGAGCAATTGATTCTTGCTTCCACCATCTTTGGAGTTGGCATCAGATCCAAATCGCTTGTTCTTTCTGTCAGCGTCCACGCCATTCGCATTCATCTCAGGAACACGGGTGGGAGATTTGATTCCGGTTGCGCTTGTCTTCTCCACTTCTTCAGTGAGAACTCGTTTGATGAGCTGTCTAAATGTTTCTGGTTTCATATGGCTAATTATAAATATGGTTTCAGGCCCATAAAAGTGATATTATAATGTGAGACTGGACATCTGTTTTCGCAAACAATTCTCATCGCAGCAGCACAAAACCTTCATTTCTGGGTCGGTTTGTTTCAATACCAGCCGTTCGGCAATCTTTTTTTCTCCCAAAATGGTCAAATCAAAGGGGGTTTTTTTCGCTTTGGATACGTTGATTGCCTCAAACATATCCCTTGAATTGTTGTAGGTTTTTATGACTAGGCGGTGATGATATAATGATTTCAGAGCAGATACTACCCGCTCTACAAAATCAGCGTCTTTGTCCAATACAGCAACGTGATATTTTTTCATTAACAATCCAGTCATAGGATCCTTATCTATTTTGTTTTAGGCGAGCATTCTCTTCTTGATACAATTTCAATGCACTTTGAAGAGTGGAGATTTCTGACTTTAACGAAGCGACCAAAACATCACTAGCAGTCAATTGAGTTTGAAGGTGCTCAATCTTGTTGCGGTTGTCATCTACCTCTTCTTTCAGAAATTCATTTTCTTTTTTAAGAGCATCAATCTCACGGCGGAACTCGTCACGCATGTCATTCATGACTCCACGCACAATTGTAAGGGCTTGGGTTTGAATCTCCGAGTCTATTTTTGCCCTACCAATTCGCTCCGTAATGACGTTTTTCTTACGAGCAACCATGTACGCAAATGTTGCGGTCAGGATGGGCGGCACAATCAAAAGTAAGGAGCTGGCATCAAGCATAGGTATAAGGGACAGCGTATTTGCTGTTCAACCTATAAATATACAAATAGAGATGTAAACTTAAAAAAAGTTCCGATTAGCTACATTTGCTCCATCCACAACTTGGGCAAGAACAACATCCCTCCAAATACACCAATTCTTTGGCGCAAGTTGGACACTTTTGGCCAGTCACCGAAATACCATCAACGATGTATTTCTTGAGGCAGCGTGCAGCAGCGGACGACATGCTTGTAATGTCATCAGTTCCCTTCTGCAACTGCTCTACAATGAACTGGATAGGAACACCATGACGCAATCCCATAGATGCCATTCGGAAAAGAATTTGCTCGGTGGGAGTGAATTGCTTGGAGAAATCTTCAATGCGAAGATCGTCAAACTCAAGCGCATACTGACCACGTTTGATTTTGGAAATCTTTCCCTTCTTGAAATTCTGCTTCAATCCCAATCCGTTCAAGTGTCCACCAAAAATTTCATATGGTTGACCATTTTGGAGACCGACAACAACGCAATATTTATCTCCCTTGACATTTACCACATAGATGTCTGCATCCAAAATCTCAAGACGCTTTGGATGAACGGATGGTTTCTGTTCAATGTTTTCACGGGAAATGTTCAACTCCTTGAGTTCAACATCCGAGAAATTTTGATGATGCATTGAGACGCCTTCGTCTTTCAACTTGAATGCCAAATCTTTGAATGCCAAACTTGTGACGATTCCATACATCTTCTTGTCTGGAAATGCAGCGATGCTCTTCACTTCTTTCTTGTGTGCTTCCAGAATGAAATGGTAAACATCCTTCCATGTAGAACCAATAGGAAGCATGTAAGTTACGGATATGGAACTATCAACCCACTTCATGACTTGCGACATGAGATTGAGTTTATCCATTGGATCAATTTCCGTGGAGTCTTTGAATTTGAACTTGTGGCGATGTTCCTCTATGAACTTGTTTATTATTTTGCCGTGGCGTCCATCCCACTCATCCCGAATACAATCGGATGTCATTGGAAGTGGAAATCCCAACGCATCAAACATTTCACGGACGACCCGTGGAACACAGAAATAGTACTCATATTTTCCTGCCATACGAGTTCTCTTCCAATAGGATAGGAAGAAGGCGGGTTCAATTCCATAACTCAAAACGAAGTCACGGAACATGAGCGATAGAGTGCCGGTTGGAGCAATGGAGCTAACCGTGACGTTTCGGGCGTGTGTACCACGAATGATGGGCACTTTGAATTCGGCGTGGAGCTTCTCCGACTCCTTTATAGTGCGGGCAACGAATGGGGCATTCTGCCACTTCTCTTTGTTGAACAACCCGAAGTCTCCCTTTTCCTTACCCAACTCTTCTGTGGAAACATAGAGCCAGTAGTTATACCACTTCATGAAGTCTTCCACACAATCATTACCATCCTTGGTTCCATAGACGAGTTCCTTCTTGAACAACCATGCGGCGACGTTTGTTATACCAGCACCAGTTCTACGAAGTTTTCGGATTGCCAATTCTTGATGTGGAGTAGCGAAGGTTTCATGAACCAGTTCACACTCGTTGATGTTGTCAAGGAAACGGTTGACCGACTTGGAAATCTTTTCCAGTTGGGTCATGTAGATTTCACGCTTAGGAGAAAACTTTCCACAGTTGATGGATGCAAGTACGCAAAGCGACTCACGGGAAAGATATTGTTCCGAACAAGCGTTGGTAGAAAGGATGCGAGAATCATACTCATCATCAGGATTGTAGAGAGCATCGCTGTTACTATACTTACGGGCAAGGTCAATGTTCTGAATACCGGGCTCAGCATTTTGATGCATGTTCTTTGCAATCAACTCCATCAACTTGCGTGCCTTCACGGTCTTAGAAAAGACTTCCTTCTTTCGGTCATGGGTTGCGATCTTGTAATAACGACCAGTTTCCTTCTCCTTGGTGGTTGCCATATCAATACTATGGACATCAAGATAAACCTTGTCGCCCTTCTTTATACCCGGGACCGTGAATGACAATTCCCAATCATCATCGTGCTCTACGGCTTTGTAAAACCTTTCCGTACACTGAACGCTTATGTTTGCGTTCTGAATCTTAGTGTAGTCACTCTTGATTTGTATAAACTCCTCAACATCAGGATGATCACACGAAATACTGAAGAGCATGGCAGGAATACGTCCCTTTTGACCAACGAAATACCCGATTTTGTCTTCAAATTCCATCCAATGAACTGCCCCGGTGGATTGGTTGGCAGAATTCAAGACCTTCGTTCCATTTGGACGGAGGCGAGAGAAGTCAACTCCGAGACCTTGGCGATAGGCAGCGCACTTGGCAATGGTGTATGCCGTGTTCTTGATGATGGATTCCAAGTTGTCCCACTCTTCATCGTCACGCTTTGCACCGAGAGAAATGGTGGTGCAATTGGCAAGTGAAATTTTGCGACCCGACCCCGCTCCTTGCATAATTGACCCGGCTGGATGCCACCAATCATTGTATATTTCGTCAAACCAGCGAGCACTCCAATAGGTTCTCAACTCGTCCGTCTTTTCAACGGAGGCAACGAAATCACAAACACGTTTTACTGCATGTACGTATGACTCGTCCGGTTGCAAGGCATATTTCTTCTTGAAAGCGTCAATGCTGAATTGATTGTTTTGAAAATATTCTTCGGTTGTTAACTTTTTGACATCATCGAACTTCGTAGTGATCGTATCCATATTTCTTCCTGAGATTGTTTGTAAGGTATAAGTAGATTATTCTAAAATGATAAAGAGGTTCAAAAACTTTTTGGTATCGCCGATTAAAACGAATTTGCGTCGTTATCATCGCCGTGGGTTTTCTTCCACGCCTTTCCAAGAATGTCTTTGATGCTTTCTTGGGCGGTCTTAGCCTTGTTCATTAGCTCACGACCTTCAACGGAATCCTCGGCATAAATGCTGATTTTTCCACATGATGTATCAAACGCACATGGATAAGTCATACCATCAGGTCCAAAGCGATTTTTCATGACATGGACTCGTCCAGTGCCAGCCAACTTGTCTTCTGTTTTTCTGGACAAGGAAAGGATGAAGTCTCCCGTCATGATTTTCTTGTAACTCTCAGCAACGTTGCCTGCTCCGATTATTTCTTCTTCATGTGCTCCACGATTGGATTGTGAGGCAGTCCAACCGGGGACTTGCAATTCGCCCAACATACCACGCAACTCTTCATAGACACTTCCACCATCAGAGTAAGAGTTGGCATTCTTGTCGGTAACGAAAGGACGGAGCAAATCGGCATAGTCAACAATCACTAGGTCAATTTTGATTCCTGTGATTAGTTGAAACCGATCAATGTGCATCTTGAGAGTGGCAGCAGAGGCGGTCTTGATGGGGAAATACTTGATGAAGAGTTTGCCGGGAACTGATGCCAATGCATCCTTGACTTGTTGAACGTTCTTACGAACTTCCTGAAACGCAATTCCAGAAAAACATGCATCGTAACGAAGTCCGACATACTTCTCGTTTAGCTCCATCGTGAAATGCATCACGTTCTTGCCTTGCTTCATTGCCTCTGCACCGAGACGAGACAGAAACCACGACTTTCCACTTCCTGCGGGCGCAACAACAAATCCAAGTTCGCCCTTGCCAAGTCCACCATCCATGTGGGTGTCAATAATTTCCCAATTGCTTTTGATGGTTTCACGGGCGATGTCTGACATACGTTGGTCAATGTCAACGAGGTAATCATGCCCCAAATTTCGCTCAATACCTGCTCGGGATGCTTCGTTGATTACACTCCAAACGCTGTCATAGTCGCCGTGTTTCAAAAACTGACTGGCGAACGCTATGGCAGTCTTCAACTTCTGGTTACGACAAAATTCGAGAAATTGCTCTTTGACATAGACCGTATCGGAAGCGGACACTTGTTGGTATGCTGACTTGACTTGTTCAATGACTGCTGCCTGCAATACCACGTCGGGAATTTTCTGAATTTCTACTTGGAACACCGACATTGTTGGTACTGCATGATACTTTGGATAGTAATCCATTGCGAGCTTTACAATCCACTTGTGCGAGTCGGTTTCAAAATAGTCGGGCGAAAGTATTTCAACAATGCGTTCAAGAAACGAGCTATCCGAAACGAGGAGTCCAATACATTTTGATTGGAAAACACTGCCGAATTTCTTGAGATTGTTGATTTCTGTGGGGGAATTGTCCATAGGTCTATTGTTTATTTATCGCACTATCCTACTCGATTTTCTTAGTGATGTAAACTTATAATATCGAATACGATTCTGGCGATGGATTATTTATACTGTAAAAAAAGTTGCTAATCTTTTTGTGCCACGCTATGTATGTGTCACAAAGCGAAATCTCCTGTATGAGGAGCCAATGCTTTAGAAACTCAACTAAAGAAAGGTAAATACTATGTCCTACGACGCAAATGTTCTCGTCAACGGTTCCCGTTGCAAGCAATACAATCACGATGGCAAAATCTTCATCGAAGCCAAACACGGCTCGGAATATGCCATTGAAATCAAAAACAACACTTGGGCACGCATTCTTGCGGTCTGCTCTGTAGATGGTCTTGACATCTTGGATGGTAAGACTGCTGCGGAGGGCAACCCGGGATACGTTATCAATCAACTTGGGTCTTCCAAGTTTGATGGATTCCGTGTCTCCAACGAAAAGGTGGCCAAGTTTGTATTCTCCACCAAAGATGCTTCCTATGCTGCGGACAAAGGAGATAACTCCGAACGCAATGTTGGAGTTATTGGTATCCGACTTTTCTCCGAGAAGGAGAAACCGTTGCCAAAGGTAACGGAAATTCATCACCATCACAACCACTGGAGAAGACACACATTCAACGATTGGGAAACTCCTTTGCCCCCATACAATCCTCCAATCATTTGGTGCGATACAACTTACAGCACATCCACTTGTGGTCCTATGCAGGGGTCCGACGATGGGTGTCTTGGATTCATGGGCGACATGATGGCAGGTTCCCAGACCTATTCTTGCAACAACATTCCTACCAAGGGCGGTCCATCTGCCCCAACGGGTGGTGAGAAAATCAAGAAGTCCGTGGCCGGTGGTCAATCTTCGGGCATTGCCCGTGGTCTCATGGATGGAAGTACCCTCAAGGGTCGTGTGTCCACACAAAATGCTTCCTTCATGTCCAACCCCATGAAGAGTGTCGAACCAAAGGGATTTGACATGGGAACGAAGTGGGGCGAGGCCAAAGAAAGCAAGGTAGTCGAGGTCGAGTTTGAGAGAGGGGTTCTCACTCTTACCAAAAACATCTATTACGCAAGCCGTCAAAGTTTGATTGAGATGGGTATTCCGCTTGGCAATGAGAAGCAGGTCAGCTTTCCAGAGCCATTCAAAGACAGTAAGTATTCAAAACCGCCAAAGAATTGGAAGGGTTAATACTTCGAGATAACAGGAAGTTCCCCACTGGAATATCCAGTGGGGAACTTCACTACATGACCCGTTGCATGTAATGCGGACGCTACATTAAACATTGCGGGATCAACTTCTCTCCAATTACCATCGTTCGGAACAATCCGTGACAGCAGTTGGAATTTTCCCAACCATACGGCTGAGTTTGCATGATTACCAACAAATTGGTATCCATGTTTTTTGTCTCCGCTTAATAAACCAATCACAAAGTCCCCTGTCTGATTGATGTAGCATTGACCAAATCTTAGTAATTTGAATTTCTTCATGTTATCCTCCTGCCACAGCTGGAACGATACTTATCTCGTCGCCATCTTTGACTTCAGTTTTTGTAGAATTTAGAAATCGAATGTCTTCACCATTCACGTAGATGTTGACAAATTTGTTGAACTCACCAGTTTCTTCGTTGATGAGTCGCCCACGAATGTTGGGATACTTATGGGAAAGTTGAGCAATCAAATCTTCTATGCTTGTGAGTTCCATAGTTAGACTCTGTTCGCCGCCGACAACCTTTCGGAGTTGCTCCGGTATCAAAATGGTATTCATTATTCGGTTCTTGTAACACTATCCAATGGACCAAACACTTCTCCAACCCAATTGACATGGTTCGGTAGATTGTTATCAATCATGTCGTCCCGAACCAACTTGAAAAATGCGCCTCGATCCATCTGTGGTATTTTCTTTGTGTCCAAACATTCAATGCAATGCAGCTGGGCAATGGTAGTAAGAGCGGTTTCCTTGAGTTGCATAAGCGCAACATTTCTATCCAGAATTGCTTTTCCAGAAGCAATGTTCTCACAAACCTTGTACTTGTTTCTCAAATTGACTGCATGAGATACAAGTTCATCTACGGTATGTAGAGACTCTTCATTCAACCACGGGAAATGTTTGACAATCGTCTTTGGTCCGGCACCTTCAATACCATTGACATTATCCGAGTCATCGCCGTCAAGTGCTCTGAATAGAACAAAATTGTTGGGGTGAATTTGATAGTCGGCAAGAACTTCCGCTGGTCCGTAAATGCGCTTCTTCGTAGGCGAATAGACATTGACGTTACCTGTACATAGCTGCAAGAAATCCTTATCGGACGACATAATGAAAACTTTTCTCGACGCCTTGAAATAATCAGTGGCAAGAAAAGCAATAACATCATCTGCTTCAACGTGGTCTATGGACAGCATATTGACGGGAAGAATTTGAAGGTAGTGTGTCAAGCGAATGTATTGCTTACGCATACTTTCTTCTTCCGTCGTCGCTTCAGACATCTCTTCATATGCCCGATTCAGGCGTATTTTATTCTTACGACGCTCTTTATACTCAGGAAAGAGTTGTCGTCGCTTGTATGACCCGCCAATGCCATCAAATATGATTATGCAGCGAGTGGGGCCGAGAAGTTTTATGGCGTAACCAACGGATTTTAGGAATCCTACGATGCCGCCTGTGTGGTTTCCGTTGTCGTCCATTGCGGGGTTGGCAGACCAACAACGAATGAACGTATTCGTTCCATCAACGATTAGGACATCGGAGTTTGTGCTCCGACGCCAATTATCATGGACCTCTTTTACCTCACTGCCCTTGTTCTTTAGGATCAGGGAGAGTTTGGCACGTTGTTCAGGGGTTAGATTCATGTCCAAGTACGAACTTCCATCATTTTATTCCCCACCACATAAAAGGTAGCTGATGTGGGGTAGGACGTGTCCCACCGTGCTATCAACTTTTTTGGCTTACCCGTTATGGGTGAGGAACTTAGGACGAGTTTTTTACTCTTCCTTGACTGCGTTTTTGCTGATGTCGTCATTTTCGGTATTGGTTTCTTCCACTCCCTCAACAATCTTGGAGTTTGGGTCACGATACTGCATACAATACTTGGCGCAAATTTCTTGGTAGATTTCTTCACGCAACGTAAGGTCAGTCTTCATCAGTTCAACAAACTCGGCGGGTTTGAAATCAATCTTCTTACCCACAGCCGATTTGTATGTGTAACCATGACCATCGCCTGTGATGATTCCATAGTCCTTCATGAATTTGAGCCAACTTGCAAGGTCTTGAATACCCGAGTCGTAGTGAATCTCAAACTCTGCGAAGCGGTAGTTAGGACCGCAACGGTTCTTGATGACTTGTGCTTGTGCCTTCATACCAATGACTTCATCGCCCTTCTTGAGCTTGCCCAAGTTTGCCGTGCGAATACGAACGGATGAAGTGAATGGAAGTGCTTTGCCACCGGGGGTAATCCACTTGTCACCAAATGGTCCGGCGTTCATGTTGTAGCGCACCTGATTGGTGAATACAAGTAGAATACGTTGTCTTGCAATAAGACCTGCAATTTTACGCATCGCCTTACCGAGAATCAATGACTTGCCGGTATTGTACCCGTCAATGCCGTGCTCTGCTTCAAGTTCTTTTTCGATACTTGCGCCAGCAACGGAGTCAATGAAAATGGTGAGCAATCGGTCCTTGCTTGCTTTTCGGAATACACCGATACACATTTCAAGCTTGTTGAACAACTCTTCCAACGTGGTGAATGGGACATAGTTGACATTTTTGAGATTGACTCCCAATGATGTCCAGAAAGTTCTGTCAACGGCAAATTCCGAGTCAAAGAATACGGAAAGTCCGTTTTTCTTTTCGGTTTCTGCAATGATGTGAGCACAGAGCAAACTCTTGCCCGTGCCTTCCAATCCCGACAATTCAGTTACACGTCCAACGGGAAGACCACCATGAGGTCGGTTGGAAATTGCCAAGTCCAACAATGTTGAACCAGTAGATACCCATTCCAAAACTTGGGCCGGATTATCGTCTTCATCCAAGAAATACGATACTTTGCTTCCGTCCTTGTTGGATTTATTGAGTTCTTTTTGGAGCAGTAATGCGAGATCATCTCTTTCAACGTTGGCATCACTTTCAACGTGTTTGCTTTTCTTTGTTGGGGGCATAAAATCCTTGGATAAGAAGGTGTCACCACGTCGGGTGATGACACCTTCTCTGTTTATTGTTCCAATCTTCTCAGAGACTTAGGTCTTCTGGAAGAACTTCTCAAACTCGTTGGCGAGCGCAGCACCGGCTGGTGCGGCACCTGCTGCTGTAGTTGGAGCGGACGCAGCTGCGGGAGCAGCTGTCACGGATGCGGCGGCTGGAGCCACTGCGGGTGCGGAGTGAGCGGAAGGTTCCGGCTCGGATCCATCGGAAGGATACAACCACGCATTGACTGCGGATTGCAATTCGTCGTAGGTCTTCAATGGGAAGATTTGAAGAATATCGGTCTGTTCCTTCAATTTCTCCATCAAATCACGGCGAGTCGGATCGACTACGGGTGTCTTCTGCGGACAAGGGGTGATAGTTGTCTCGGGGAACGATTGTCCTTTCGCATTCTTCTTCTTGCTTTCCTTGTGGAATTCAACATCAATGTCATTTCCTTCAGTCCATGACGTGATGTCTCCCCACTTTGCGTTCGTCATCAGCTTCAAGAGCTGCTTGTAAACGGTTACGCCGAATCCCCAATAGCGGACGCCTTGGTCCTCTTCACCACGAACGATGACTGGTGCATACGTGCGGGATGTTGGATTCAACTTGGCGGCGATTTCCTTCTCTTCGTTGCTGCCACTGGAACGGAGTGTTTCAATGACTTCGAGGATTGGATCCGGCTTGCCAAATGTGCAAGGGGCGAGGTAGTGATTTCCACCGAGATTGTAGTAGAACTTCAATTCGATGAACGGAGAATCAGCGTTGAACTTATAGGGAACAATTCTGACTGTTTGAAGACCTTCTTTGGGTTTCCAGAGAAGTTTTGCGAATTCGGATGCTTTTTGTCCGTCCTCAAATTCCTTGAGGCGGGCTGCGAGTTTTTGTACGTTTACTGCCATATGTTTAATCAATTAAGTGTTAACTAGGTAATTAAGTCAATCATCAATCTCAGATTAAGTCTTAACTTGCTTACCCTAATACATAGGAGAGATTAGCAGGAAAATGCAAACTACACAACTATTTTTAATTGTAAATGAGTTATATTAACTCAGTCCAAAACAGATGAAATTTTCAGAGGAATGATGCGGATTGAAACGTCGCCGGTAATTATAAGCGAGTTGGTATAGAGCGACCAATTCACCACATACGTCTTGTCTGCTCTCCCGTTTTCTTCTTCAATCAAACGGTTCATGGCATTCAACGTATAGAGAGTATTGGTCTGCTTTTTGCGATGAATGAGAATGGTGTTTGGAAATTTTGGTGCATCCTTCCGCATGTTCAAAACATTGTAGGTGAGGTAAATTTCCTTGGGACTTTTCACATTGGAAAATGCAAAAACTCGATTGCTGTACACTTCGTAAAATTTCTTAATCTCGTCGGTGTGCTTGCGAAAATCTGTGCTATTGGAAAATGTACACAACAGTTGGCGATTGTCTAGGTCTTGCATAATTGAAACGTTTTTGACTTATGGCTTAACGTAAGGCGTCAGGAATGTGACTGCTTCTTTGTAACCCAGTTCATCGGCTTTCTTGTAAAGTTCGTTTAGTTGTTCATGACATTTTGGACTTATGATCCCGGTAGGTGTAGCATACACTGTGCATTCAGAAAGTGATGGTTCAATCTTTGTGAGCGCATGGTCATCTGCCTTGATAATTTGCATCGCAACTTCCTTCTCTGCCGCAATTCGTTCCGGTGTTCTCGGGGCGACTGGTGCAACAGGTGGGGGCGAAGATGGGATAGGAGTAGGTTCTGGTTTGTCACTGCCACGGGGCGGTTCAACATCCAATTCCTGTCCACCTTGGGATACCTTTTTCCCGAAAATGTTTCCGCCGCCAGATGGTTCCTTATCCGATTTTGGCAAAGATTCATCATCTTCATCATCAGGTGGAGTTTCGTCTTTTGGAAGTTCCCGCTTGACTGGTTCTTTTGCGGGTTCTTTTTCTCGTGGGGCGGGAGGTTTTGGATTATCCTTAACATACTTGCCGGGGTTCTCTTTGAACGCCTTGGCCATATGTTGTGGAGAGGGCCATGTTACCAAAATACCGTCTTCTGCACGGTATGCTTGCCTATCAGGGTATTTACCCTCAACCATGTGGTTGGTAACGTGGATTGCTGCTTCTTTTGTGATACCCTTCTTAACGAAATAGTCACGAAGAGCATTCATGTGTTGCTCTTCTTCCATGCGGAAAATACCGTCACTAATTCGCTCGTCTAGGCAGACTTCAGCAAAAACATTGTCTGTAATTCGTGCCATATCCTTGAAATATAAATATCAAAAGGATATTCAAAAGATGTTATTTTAGAACGTCAGCAAAGCTCCATGATTCCAAAATTATACCTACCGAATTCTAGGACAATGGCATCAATGTTTGGTAGAGCATCATCTTTGGTTAGTATGCGGGATATATCATTACAAACTTTTCGATTGATACGTACACCGTTGCCACGGATTGCTTTTCGTGCTTCACCCATACTATCGCAGAGCGTGGTGGACACGAGTGCTTCCATTAACAAAATCTTGTAGTCACGACTCATTGCGGTCTGTGCATACCCAAAAATGGTAATCCCATCGTGGTCTGGCCAAAGCACTTCCTCAACCCACTCTTTTGGGTCAAGTTCGGATACCATCTGGCACTTTTCAACTGGGGTCATACGTTAACCAAATGGACATCGTGATAGGAATTGCCAATATAGGTCTTCATGGGGAACATGCCATTACAGCTCATAAGTTGCCGTATATGGTTGAGAGTAGGAAGTCCGTCGTCCTTGTGGAAGTCATAGAGCACAGCGTCGTAGGTATAAAGGACTGCTTTGGTCTTTTTACCCCGAAGAAAGTTCAAAACTGTCTGAACTTGAGGAATGGAAATCTCTCCTTCAACTGCCTGCATGATGTAATTGAAAACCTTGGTGGGACTAGGGTCTTGGATATGCTTATCCGTAATCCTTCTTTTGAAAATGGGAGTTTCGATGTAACCATTCTTCTGAAAAAAGTCCCATTGCTCGTCTTCGTAGGTCTTTAGATTGGCGAGATACTTGATGTGAGAGTATTGGTCTTCCACGCCGCCATAGAGTTGTCGGAACGTAAGTTGTTTGGCGTTCTTTATGTCAGTCTCATCAACTTCCTTCTTTTGGAAATAGAGTTTTGCAAGGTATTCATATATGTCCGTCTCAATCGGAATATGATACTTTGTCAAGTTGCAAATGATGCGTGGATGGAATGCAGTGTAATCTACAACCACCATTCTTCCATCCTTGCCGTGGCGGGACGTGAAGCAAGAGCGGGAACCATCGCTATGATTCATCGCCGCATAATTGATTCCTCCATACCTATTACTAGGTCTGCCCGTAGATGTATAGACGTTGTACTGACTGAATACCAACCCATCTTTATTGGGTCTTGCTTCAAAATGCTTTTCAAACAATGAAGCATCCACGAAAATTCCATTCTTCTCAATTTCCCCGAGGGTTCCAATGATGCCATTGAAGGCATGGTATGAATCGTTGACTTCAAACTTGCGAATCATTTTCTCAACACTGTCGCACATGTCATCAAATGCTTCCTTATGTTTCAGCAAAGGAATTGCCCGATTAACCTTTCCATGTCCATGACAGTTCCGCCGAATAAAATTGTGAGCGGGGGTTTCAAAATCTATCAAGTCAAGAACCTCGTTTTTCTTCAGAAACCCACAGAGATTAGCATCAAGAATACCCGGCAAATCTAGCAGTTGTGTAAAAGATTTGCGGTCTAATGCCCACATGCGATTGGTCGCTCTACGCAAATAGTTCTCAACAAACCATCCAGAATCTACATGAGGTTTGGAATCGGGGTGATCAAAAGAGAAGTGGTAAGTCCTTCCAGTTAAGACATTTCGGACGAAAAGAAGACTCGGAGAATTGTTAGCAGAATGAACACCGTCTTCAAGGGGAACGATGTGTACAATCAAATCCCCGGCGAGATTCTCGGCTTGGAAGCGATTGCAGTCTGAAATTGTCTCTAGCATCAACCACGGATGATAGCAGCAGACGTGCCTAAAGTCAACTTGTTTTTGTGGTTGGTATGCCCAAGCGAGCCTTGATATGCTCTCTTAATGGAATGATGCCCGCTGTGATGGTGGTAGTCCACTTACCCGCTTCAAGCGACTCTTGAACATCCACGATTCGGAACACAATGTTGTTTTCTGAATATGGTTCTGGTAAATTGCGGACGAGGAACATCATGAAAGTTCGCAATCCACCAATACCTTGAATGGTGAAGTTTGCCTGAATACCCGGCATGATGCCAGTATATTTTGGATTGAATTCTTCGTCCCCATCATCCAAAAGAAGTTTCGAAACATCACTAGATGGAAGTGCTAAACGACGAATAACCACCTTCCCATTCACCTTCATCGTCATCTGATAAGTTCCACCACATGGGGAAAGTTGTTGTAGAGAACGCATGGTCTCCATAAATTGTTCGTCGGGAACGGCGGGAGGGTCTTTGGTCTTGTTATCGTCATCTTTTGCCAAACGGTCACGGAACTTGTAATCCAAAAGTTCATTATCTCCGTTCGTTACGACCACATTCTTGTCGGGTTGGTTTGTCTGAGCGTAAATTGTGCGGATTGCCTGTGCATTACTCAGAGTAGGTTTGAATCCAAGTCCTTGCAACAAGCTGTCGGCGTCAAAATAATCAAACGTAAATGGTATGCCGGTGTTGGCAGTATTCATGAAACGATAATCCACAATCTTCATGGTTGCGGGTTCATTCTTTGCCTGCCCCGCTCTTCCAGTTCCAGAAACAAGACGAAGATCCCAAAACCCACCCGCTGCGTCGCCGATTCCCGTAATCAGTTTATCAATGAGTTGAGTGTAGGTCTTGATGCTAGAATCAGTTACCACCGATTTTAAGAATGCCGTGTTGATGTAAATGTCTTTAAGATATCCAGCGTAACGAGCAGGATATGGTTTGGAATTGGGTTCGGGAGTTCTGACAAATGCAAATGGGAATGCAAACTTTCTACTGGTGTTGACTGTGTTCTCATAACGAACTCGGTTTATGAGTTCGTCCAGATTATCTCTCAATGCGCCAGTGCTCTGCCCACAAATCTTAAACACACGATAATCCGCAAGCTGTTGTTTTTTCTTTGCCGTGACATAATCCTTGATTGCAATTTCAGGATTAGTCGCATTGTTCAATACCGCAAAATCATTCTTTATCTTCGTCAACTCTGCCGCTGATTTTTTACCAGTGGTCTTGTCTTCATATCCATATTTTCCGCTAAAATATTTCGGAGCTTCTGAGTTTGGAATAAGGATAACAGTGCCATCACCGGAAATCAAATTTGGGTGGGCGGTAATGACAACATCATCAATGTCCACTCGAAATATTTCCGCATTCTTATTGAAAGACTTCAGAGGTTCAACATGGAAATTGATAATCTCCATGACCAATCCAAGATTCAACCACGTCTCACTTACACCTTGTTTTCGGTCAAAGTCCTCCTTCTTGTTGTCGTTGGTTTTTGGGTTCTTGGTGTTTTCCAAATCCCGCCCATAAAAAACTCCATAAACATAGTCCTTCCACGTTGATGCGTTAGGATGTGACTTGGGTGCGGGATTTGGAAAATGCTTCTTGATGTATCTTATGATTGGCGCAAGTTCGGAAATGTTTTCGGGGTCGCCGCCACGGGCAGTAGAAACTTCTTTGAAAAGTGGGAGTTTCTTGTCAATGAATTCAGTAAGACTTCCGAATGGTTGAAAATCCTTTGGTTCTCCCTTATCATCCTCAGTCTTGTTGACGGAACTTGCGTCCACAACAAGTCCAGAGTAAATTCGGTCTTGAGAAGTGATTTCCGTCTTGCACTTAAACTTGTTTCCTTCAACTGCCCACTCAAAGTGAGTTATGCGTCCCATAAGAACATCATAATTTCCCTTGGACTTTAGAATGTGCTCGGTGTACAGCGGATATGGATTGTTGTTCAGTTCTTTCAACCCACCGATGTCGGTTAGATCAATCAAACAATCAGGATTGAAGTGGTTCCATCCCCATTCCAAAATACAGGATATGCCGGGGACAAGAAAATATGGCGTCATGTATTCCAACTGGGCCTTGGAAAAACATACCCATTCCACGGTTGCCCGACGAAATAGTTCTTTTTGAATAGTAACGCTTATCTTTTCAATTTCGGGAACTGGTGTATGAATTGGATGGTTGCTGGAACGAAGATCGTTTTCAATAGTGTGGGCATCTTTCCCGTTTGGCAAATATCCAATGATGCTCTCAGGAGTTCCGGTTGTGCTTTTGGTGAACCCATAACCATCGTAAAAATTCTTTCCACCGAAGAAGACAAACCCCTCCTTGGTTTGTATTGCATTGCCACGGCTGTCTCGCTCTTTACCTACACCATTGGAACAGAATCTTACCCACGGAGTCATTGGCCCACGGTATTTATTCCACTCTCCAAGTTCTCCGCTTTTATCATCCCATCCACCCTTGCTTCCGTTTACATATACAAAGCTGCGGTTCACCTTTCGGCGATTGAGTTCTGCCTGTATTTCTTCGGGAATATTACTTGGTTCCCACGGGATGATTGGAGGCACTGCCATAACTTGTTATGAATTCAAATTGTTAAACTGATTGACGATGTTGCTGATGTCCACAGGAATTCTTAAAGTAAGTCCTGTAGGTACACTCATACGACCCTTTCCGATTTTGTTTACATTCGCAATAATCCAATATAGGGTTGGATCACCATAGTATTTGTATGCCAAAGTATCAAGATAATCTCCCTCGTTGGAAATCACTTGAATATCGGTTGATGAAGGAGGAACAGGTGGATAGATGGTAGTCTTATAGACACGCTTTCCATCATACCTATCCTTAATGGGAATGTTATTATATCTCCTCATGTTATGCCAATCCAGCGTTTCGGTTAATGTTTCTTTGGTCCGGCGTTCCCGAATCAATCAAGACTGGAGTCTCGTTTTTGATAACATTAACCACCAGAGATTTCTGAAATTTATTTGGCTCACCGCCCGTTGGAAGAGCATTGGTATTCCATGTTTGCCAGTCTTCTGTGCGGGGTGCGTGACCAAAGTTTGCTCCACCAACCACCGCTCTTTCTTTTTCAAGAAGAACCAGTCCGAGTGTAATATCCACGGTTCGGGGCAACTGCCCATACAAAACCTTTGACGAATACATATAGGATGCCAAGTGCTCCCACTGCTGACTGTTAAACTCATTTTGAGTCTCCCACGAAGCATCATCAGGAATTGCGGTAGTGATTGATTGAATCAACACAGGTTGGTCTTTATACAAATCTCCAATTGTCATCATTACCATAGGAGGAATCATGAAGCGATTTATGGCTCCATTATACTTGCTTGTGGTATAGTTGGCGGGCTTGACCAAGGTGGTTAAATAATTGATTCTCTGCCATGTTGGGGCAAGCTCTGCCAAACTTCCAATCACAATGTTAATGCTCAACGAAGCATTTCTATTGAACCCTCCATACGAATATACCTTGTCTGCACGACCAATGAATGGCATTTCTTCCCATGATGCATTGCTGGCTTCAGACAATCCTTTAATCGCCGCACGAAATGGAATGTATTTCTCATTCACCACGTCATAGAAATAAAAGGCGATTTGGTCATCTTCATATGGTTCCCACTTGTTCCATCCTTTGAGCTTGGAATTCTCAATCTTCATGCTCTTGTCCAAAACATTCAGTGTATTGATTGCATCAAAATGTCCTGCGGTTGGAAGTTTCTTGGAGAACCTAACATCACCAGTAAGTGTGTTATCAACAACCGTGATGCCACGATAATCTTTCATGACACCATCTGGGAAATTCATCGCCGATTTGCCCTTGGCATTGGAGGCAAACAGTCGGTCATATCCATTTTTACTGGACAACCCGCTACTTATCAATCTGGCATCATCCGGCACCGAAACTCCATACAATCCTCCACTGGCTGTTTTCAATTTTTCAAGCACCTTGAGAAGTGAAAGATTCTGCTTGCTGATTTGGTCTTGGTCGTTTCGCTTGGTTGGGAAATCTTGTTTCGGGTCAGCATACTCCTTGAACTGAAGCATGATGTCGGAGTTGGTATAAGAATCTCCTCTTGGGTCGCTGATAGCAGAACCAACCAAATCTCCATAGCGATACCCCGGCTTGTTGGCGTCTCTGCTTTCCTCAACTCTATATCCAATTGCACCAATTGCGGAGAACGATTCATCAAATCCTTCGGCGGCATAAACAATTTTGTAGCTTCGCATTCCATTGGCGTCATATCTGACAAACACCTTGTAGGAATGTGGAACTTGACCTTCTTTACGCATGGTCGTTCCACCACCCATCCATACCTGCCCAAAATCAAACTCTGCGAATGATGCTCCGGTGTAAGAGAATTTTTTCTTACCACCACCAATCATCAATCCATATGCTCCCTCATCACTTCGTTGTTTGATTCCATCTTGCTTTTGAGGTAGAAAATTAGCAAAAACCGACTTGAATACGCCTGCTGCAACCGAACTAAACGTTTTGTTGGTACTCAATCCCTTGCCCAACGGTGGCCATGCGGCATCCAAGTGTGCCTTGGCGGAAGTGGCGGTTCCGGCACGGATTAGACCCTTTCCACCAGTTGTCTCCAATGGACCTCCCAAAAGGGCATCAGGAGCGGTTCCATCAGGTTTAGAGACCTTTGGTTCTCCTAGTATGAGGTTTGGTATGGTATTGCCGATCAAAGTCCTTGCAATGCCTCCTAGACCCGCAGAAGTGTCAAAATTACGCTGTGGACGGACTGAACCAACCGCCAACCCCATTCCAGCTGCAATAATTGTGGAAGAAGGGTTATAAATACGGGTTTCATTGAAGGCATTGCCGGTTTGGAGCAAAAATTGCTTGGCAAGGAATGGAATACCACGACCCGAACCAAGAAACTTGGATACACGAATTACATCAATAGGTCCAGACCCAAGCGGAAATAGACGACTATCATATTTCGCCTCTGCCATCTTCAATCCGCTCAACCCTTTACCCGCATCTTCAATCCCAATCCAATAGAATGGTTCCTTGGTAAACCCATTGATTAGGGTGGTATTATAATCAGCATAGGGAGACAGACGATTATGAAGAGACTTGTGGTTGGTCCCATAAATTATCGCAAGCTTTCCCGGCAACGGTTG